GTGGGCCAAAAGAGGTAGGTGGTGATTTTGATTGTTTAAATAACAATTTTAAATCAGAACCAGATCATTCATTTATTAATATTGGTAGAGAATTTATCTGGAAATGAAATTACAAGAATTATTTTTAAAAGAAGAACATAAATTATTAACCAATAAACAAGAAATAGAGGATTGGTTAAAAAAGATGAACATTAAAAATTATATCATTCATGATAATGGTATAGTTGATGTTAATGGAGATGTTAATATTTCTAATAGAAATTTAACACATATACCAGTCCAATTTGGTGAAGTAGATGATTATTTTGATTGTTCAAATAATCAATTAACATCATTACAAGGTGCACCAAGAGAAGTGGGTGGTTATTTTATATGTGCACATAATCGTTTAACATCATTGGAAGGTTCTCCAAGAGAAGTAGGTGGTAGTTTTTATTGTTATGGTAATAAATTAACATCATTACAAGGTGGACCAAGAGAAGTTGGTGGTAGTTTTGATTGTCATAATAATCAATTAACATCATTACAAGGTGCTCCAAGAGATGTTGGTGGTTATTTTGATTGTTCACGTAATCAATTAACATCATTACAAGGTGCACCAAGAGAAGTAGATGGTTATTTTGCGTGTACACATAATCGTTTAACATCATTAGAAGGTGCACCAAGAGAAGTAGGTAGTGATTTTGATTGTCATAATAATCAATTAAAATCATTACAAGGTGGACCAAGAGAAGTAGGTGGCTATTTTGATTGTCATAATAATCAATTAAAATCATTACAAGGTGCACCAAGAGAGGTTGGTGGTTTTTTTGATTGTTCATATAATAAATTAACATCATTAGAAGGTGCACCAAGAGAAGTAGGTCGTGATTTTTATTGTAAATATAATAATTTTAAATCAGAACCAGATCATTCATTTATTGATATTAACGGAAGGTTTATTTGGAAATGAAACTACAAGAATTATTTTTAGAAGAACAACATAAATTTTTAACCGATAAACAAGAAATAGAGAATTGGTTAAATGAAATGTATATTAAAAATTATACAATTCATGATAATGGTATAGTTGATGTTAATGGAGATGTTGATATTTCTTATAAAAGATTAACATATATATCAGTTCAATTTGGTAAAGTAGATGGTTATTTTAATTGTTCAAATAATCAATTATTATCATTAGAAGGTGCACCAAGAGAAGTTGGTGATTATTTTTATTGCGAAAGTAATCAATTATTATCATTAGAAGGTGCACCAAGAGAAGTATTTAGTGATTTTAATTGTTATCATAATCAATTAACGTCATTACAAGGTGCACCAAGAGAAGTAGGTGGTGATTTTGTTTGTTCAAATAATAAATTAACATCATTAAAGGGGGGACCAAGAGAAGTAGGTGGTGATTTTTATTGTTCAAATAATCAATTAACATCATTACAAGGTTCACCAAGAGAAGTTGGTCGTGATTTTTATTGTTCAAATAATCAATTAACATCATTATATGGTTCACCAAGAGAAGTTGGTCGTGATTTTTATTGTTCAAATAATCAATTGACATCATTAGAAGGTGCACCAAGAGAAGTCAATGGCTATTTTAATTGTTCATATAATAAATTAACATCATTAAAAGGTGGGCCAAGAGAAGTTGGTGGGTTTTTTGATTGTTCATATAATAAATTAACATCATTGGAAGGTGCACCAAAAGAAGTAGGTGGTGATTTTTATTGTAAATATAATAATTTTAAATCAGAACCAGATCATTCATTTATTGATATTAACGGAAGATTTATTTGGAAATGAAGTTCTCTATAATAACCCCAAATTTAATAAATGCAATTGTAAAACAATAACTAAACTATAAGCAATAGCATGAGATTTTTTAAAACTAAATCCATTTTCATCTTTTGCATATAATATTCTTCTTGCCATATCTTTATTAACTAAATATAAATTTAATAATTCTCTTTTTCCCGGTCTAATTAATGCTATAACATCTGCTAATTCTTCAATACTTTTTGGACGTATTTTTAATAATATATCTAAATGTTTTGATATCTGAAATAATTTATTAACATTAGATGGAACTAATAATAAATTCCAATCTGGATCAATCTTAAGTAATTCTTCAATTTCTTCTCTAGACTTAAAATTATCATAAACACCAAGATGTAAAAAATCTATTTTAAGATAATTTAACTCTTCAGCAATATCATATGGAATTGCAGATAATTTTGTAATAGGATCTTGTGGAATATTTTGAAAATAAACACCGCATGGATGAGGAACAATCTCATCATTTTTAATAATACATGCTTTAGTTACATTAGGAAATACTTCTAATGGATTAAATGTTGTTGGTGTATCTATATCAATATCCATATTATTATAAACCTACCTCATCACAAATTTTAGAAATATCTTTTACTATTTCTTCGTTAATTTGTAATTTTTCTGACCAATATGTTGGATTAATTAATTGTGAAAGTTCTTGCATATCTTCTTTATTTAAAGTATGTAGAAAATCGCCACAAGATTTAGAACAAAATATCAACCATGGAGATAATTTTCTTAATCGTATCAATTCCATAATTCGTTTAATACCTAAATATTCAAAAATATTTTTGAGATCTATATTATTTTTATTTGAAATATCTATTAATGTTTCTATTGATAATGCAACTTGCTCTAACGGATCAACATTTTTATCATAATAATGTAAAAATAATGTATAACATTGATCTCTTCTCCATAACATTGGAGATATATCTTTTTCAACCATTAATTTTATAAATGCTAATGGGTCTGGAATTTTTAATTTATTTACATGTTCAACAAAATTAATAAAAGATCTAAAATATCTAGATGACGCAAAAGTTTCTATTGATGGTGCTTTTCGTTTATTATATTTCATCCATTCTGTATAGTATTGATATGCTATTTGGCCATTAATACTACGAAGTTCGTCTAATCTTTCACGTGCAGAACAAATATGCGACATAAAACCATCTTCAGTTAAAAATAATTTATTGCAATATCCACATTGCCAAGATGGGTTTTCTGTTCTTCTAAATTTAGCTAATTCTTTTATATTCATGTTAATTCTTTTTTAAGTTTAGCAATTTCATCTTTTTGCCATCCTAATTCATTTGCCATATTTTCATATTCGTCATTATTGATTAATTTTATATTTAATTTTGCTTCTCTTTCTGAATATCCAAAATATTCTGATAAAATTTTTATTCTATTAGATATTTTATTTGATTTTTTTTGACCCATCCATTGATAATGTTTTTTCTGTTTTGAGGATGAAATAACTAATAATTTTGACAAAAGTTCTGGATGTTTAGATAATGTAAAAATCATCGTATTCACAAATGTATTTATAAAAACTATTTGTCTATAGTCGTTACACCCACTCATCCAACGCATTATAATAAGTGGATTAAAATCTTTTTTTTCTTCTTCAGAAAGTTTTTCATAAAATGAAAAATCACCACTATCTATTTTATTAAATAGTGAAAATATATCTAATTTATATTTTATATCTTTCATATAACCATCGATATTTCTATTAAACATGCTGCAGCATTAATTTCAGGATCCGCAACAATTGAATGTTTATATAAGTAATTTGAAATAATTACGATAATTGATTCCTGTTTATCAACATTTTTTGTTAATTTATCAACATTCATATATAAAAATCTATAAAAATCTTCATATTCATCGCGTGATACACTTGATGCAACTAATTTTCTTGCTGATCTAATATCTTTTTTAACAATAAGATCTAATAATTTAAATTTATAATCTATTTCAGATTCATTATTATTTGGAAATTGTAATTTTCCATCTATAGAATTTTGTTGTAAAAGATTAATTATTTTTCTTATGTCTGGATATGCTATTGATACATATGTTGATAATACATCAATATCAAAATAAATATTTTCATTTGATAATATTTCACCCATTTTAATTAAAATATCATCTATATTAGGATTTTTAAAATGAAAATGTTGCATCCTTGATTTAAGGGCTGGTATTATTTTATTTTCATAATTACATGTACCAATAAATCTACAATTTTCAGAATAATCTTCCATCATAGTTCTTAATGTTGCTTGCGCATTATGTGTTAAATAATCACATTCTTCTAATTGAACGACTTTAAATTTTCCATGTGCATATGTTTGAGCAAATGATTTTATTTTATCACGCATTGAATCCACACCTGTTTCATCTGATGCATTAATACGTAATATATCATTTTTATTAACATTTAGCTCATTTAAAATAATATTGGACAGTGTTGTTTTACCAGAACCTTGAACACCTGATAATAATATATGTGGTAAATCATTACTATTAATTATAGAAATTATTTTTTTCTTTAGAAGTTCATCATGAAAAATGTATTCATTTATATTCTGAGGTCTATATTTTTCTACCCAAAGTATATTTTTTCTTGACATAAATTTCTCTTTTTATGTAATATTTAAATTATATCAATTAATATACAAATATGAAAATGTTATTAGGATATTTTATCTTGATATTTAGATAATAGTTCTCGTTTAACTGGCCTCCAGTTTTCCTCCGGAAAAACATCAGCCTTTACATAATCTATTGATGATAAACTAGAATTAAATATATTCTCTTCTTGTTTCTCTTCTTGTTTCTCTTCTTGTTTCTGTTCTTGTTTCTGTTCTTGTTTCTGTTCTTCTGTTATTTCTTTTTCTCTTGATAAAAGTATATTTAATTCTTCATCGGTGTTTATTGTTGGTGATGGTTCTTCAACATGTAATTGTTCTTCAAAATCATTTTTTAATTCTACATTTTTTTGAACACTTTCTTTACTATATACTATTTTTCTCTCTCTATATCTATCTAATAAGAAATTTCCAGAAACAACTAAAACAACAGCTAGTGGGTCAAAAACGAAAATTATCATCAAGATGATATATTTGACAGCATGTTCTAATGGAATATTAAAAGCTTCAGATACAAAAAGAATTGGTCCAGCATGTGCCTGTACATCTACATTCTGAATTTCTTTATTTAATATTTCTTTTTCTATATCTAATAATCTTTTGTTAATATTATTTGATTCATTTAATATGAGTGTAGATTCATCTTTAAATTCATTAATAAGTTTTTGTCTTCCTCTAACAAAATTTGATGGAAGTTCAGCAATCTGTTTATCAATTTCATTTTTACGTTTTAATAATTCAGATTTTCTTTCTGTTAGTGTTATTTTTTCTTTTTTAAGAGCTTCAACTTCTACAATTCCGGTTTTTGTTGGTATTATTGTTTTTTGAAATGCTGCTGATAAATATCCAAATGCTCCTGCTGATGTTATAAACATTGTCACAAAAACTGCCATCAGCATATATGAACGCATCAATATATTAAGATTTTTCCACCATTTATAAAGTATTGTGACACTTAATAATTTACCAGCATCTAACGCTGCGGCTAATGCTAAAATAATAGGATCAGATCCAAGAAATGCAGATAATCCTATTATTGATACCCATGTACCTAATGATTCAATAAAAAATGCAGATATAAATGTTAATAAAGCTAATAACACGATACATTAAATAATAATTAAAATTGAATACACATATTTATATCATCTGTAACAGCCATTACCTTTTTTTCATCTGTTTTCCAAATTTTTATTCCATCATATTCAAAACCCTGAGTCCATTGAAGTCCTTCTACGAGAATAAAATCACCAACTGAAACATCTTTTACATCTTTGCCAATTGCTAAAGTTTTACCCCATCTTGGTATTTTTTGTAAATCAAAGTCTTTTGGTGATTGTGATAACAAAATTCCAGAACGTGTTTTTGATATAAACAATCCATTTGATAAATCATCTATAAATGCAAATAAAATATAATTTTTTAATGGTTTAAGAGACATATTTAATTAATCCTCCTGTTTATTATTTTTTTTAGTATATTCTTTTTTTGATTCTTCTGCTGACTCAATTGCAAGTTTTAATGCTTCAGGTAATTGTGTTTGTTGTTTACTACCATTTTTCAATGGTACACCTTTAATAGTTTTATTTTTATTTTCTTTTTCATCTATATACTTTCTTCTAGCATTAACTGTTACAGGAGCAGGTGCTTCTGCTAAAGCCTGTGTAATTGCTATTAAATCAAAATCTACAATTTCACCTCTTGCACTACGTGCTCTTTTTGACATATTAAAGTTCTCCTTTTAAAAATTTATTATTTGTTATAAATATAATAATTAGTTGTATTATTATTTATAACACCCGAGTAAAGAATATTATTTTTTCAATAATTATTATTAATCATGAAAAAATTCACTCATCGGTATGTTAAATTTTATAGGATCTACACAATGTAATCCTAGAATATATAAAATATATGAAGCACAAGATGATCCTCTACCTATTCCCCACACGATATTTTTTTCTTTAAACGTATCTATAATATAGATTATGCATTTAAATAGATTTTGTAATTTTCTTTTTCTTATTTCTGCTAATTCATTTTCAACTCTAGCAATTATTCTATCATCATTTACATCTTTTATGAGAGAACGTACATAATTATCAATATCAATATTTAAATATTTTTCTGGTAAGTTCCAATCAAAATTTAAATCTTTGATATTATCAGAAATTTTTTCTATTTTTATATCTGAACGTAAATTAAATTTTTCTATATCTTCGTTTATTTCTGTCACACAAATTTGACTCGGATTTAATCCACGAATAATCATTTCTGGAACCATTTCTGGTTCAACTTCAATTACACCGTCATATCGTAAAGAATATTTTTTATTTTTAGTTCTCATTATAATTTATTTTTTCTATTATTACGCCCATATCTTTTAAAAAATTTAATCCATCTTTAATTCTATATTCTTCTAAATATACAACTCTTTTAATACCAGATTGATAAATCATTTTAGAACATTCATAACATGGTGACAAAGTGATGTAAAGTGTAGAATCAAGCGTGTTCATAAATCCATACTTTAATAATTTCATTAATGCATTACTTTCAGCATGTAATGTCATTGGATTCGTAATTATATTTCCATTTTCATCTTTATATTCTATAAATTCGTTAGGAATTCCTGAAGGTACACCATTCCAACCAAATGAACAAATATTATCATTTTTAACAATTACGGCACCAACTTTTGAACGAGTTGCAAAAGATTCTTTAGAAACTCTAATTGCTATATCCATGTATAGCCTATCCATTCGTTTTTGTTTTTCAATTTTACGTGTTGTTTGATTATCCATGTTTATTGTTTATAGAAAAATAAGCATACTTAATATGTTATTCTCATATTATATATTTTTAATAAAAATAAAAAATAACATAAAAATAAATTAAAATGAATACAATTTTAAATTAGAAGTGAGAATTAATTTAAAAAGAAGATATTTTAATTTTTTTAAAAATTATTTTTTTAATAATTTAGTTTTAATTTTTTCAACGGCAAAATTCCACAATTTAATCCAAAATGGCGCAAATGCTGCCCCAATAATAATACCTAAAATAAAATTAAACATATTGATTTTCTCCTCGGTTTTTAATTATATTTTTATTTATAATGGATGATATTTTTCTGTGTACATTATAAACAGCATACAGATGTAATTTTCTTCCGTATTGTTTAAATTCATCTAAAGTCATCCATTTAGTTTCAGAAGTTTCATATTCTGGTTCATCAAAATCATCTTTAGAATAAACTTCTACAGCATAGATACAAATACCTTTCATAAAATTTCCTACAAATATTGGTTGACTTTTGATATTATCAATACGTAATCCTAATTCTTCTTTTGCTTCTTTAATAGCTGTTTCTAATTCTGAATATCCGGATTCTATTTTTCCTTTTGAAATTTGAAAATCTGGTCCACCAAAATCTGGATTTGATGGTTTCATAAATAACATATAAATTTTGTTATTTGTATCTATCCAATAAGGTATTAATCCTGCGCGATGAGCCATTGTATTAATTTTTCATATATATTAAACACATATTTTATTATAAACCGTTAATTTTAAAATGTAAATAATTTTATAGGATAATTATCTAATTTTTTTTCTAGAAAAATTTTTAAGATATTTAAGATCATAATCATCTTCTTCTAAAATAGCCTTTTTACCTCCATTTAATGATATTTCATTAAAATCATTATCATCATAATAATATTTAGAATTATAATTTTGATTTATATTATTATTAAATCTTCCAGCAGTATATTTTGAATATGCTTCTATAGAACCAACATATAATAAATATAATCCAAAAATTTCCCAAGTTATTTTTCCTGTTAATGTAAGTTTAATAACTATCCATGTACCAACAATGCCTCCTATGAAATTAAGAAGTTTTGTTAATGAGACACTATTTGTACCTTTTGCTTTTATTATATCTGTCCAATCTAATTTTTCTTCTTTTTGTGCACGCCAAAAAGCTATAATAAAAAACAAAAATATAAACATTAAAATGATTCCAAAAAATTCATCAGAACCCATTAATGAAACCCAAGCTGATAATTTTTCTAACATTTTATTTACCATATGATTTAATAATAGATAAATATTATTTATAGTATAGTTTAATATTATTTAATAAATATATAAAAATTAATATGTAGGAGATTCTTAAAATGTTTCCACAAGAATTCATAGATGCATTTAATCATGTTATGTTATATGAAGTTGGCCCATTTTGGGATCCATCAGATCCAGATGTAATTAAAGGAAATGTTAATACAAAAGAACAAAAAATAAAAGTTGGTTATGTCAATAATCGATATGATAGAGGTGGAGAAACAAAATTTGGTATAGCACAAAATAGTACAAAAGTACGTGTTATTGATATGACATTAGAAGATGCTATGGTTCATTATTTTAATCATTACTGGCTAGCAGCAAATTGTAATGAAATGCCAAGAAAAGTAGCATTAATTCATTTTGATGGTTGTGTTAATCATGGAATTAAACAAGCTGCGAAATTTCTTCAAAGGGCATTAGGTGTTGAGGATGATGGTATAGTTGGTATTATAACATTAAATAGTTTGTCACAAGCAAATCAAATAGATGTCATCAATAGTATAGCCGATCAAAGAGAAGCATTTTATAAACGTTTAGCTGAAAAAAATCCATCACAAAAAATATTTTTAAATGGTTGGTTAAAAAGAATTACTAATGTGCGACAATATGCTTTAGCATATTAAGGAATTATATCACCAACAGCTTTATTACCAATAAATTTATAAAGATCATATGGCGTTAATATTACCATTATATCTATTTCTTTTTCATTTGTGTTTATTGAACCGACAGGATGACATAAACCAGTACCTTTATTTAATAAAGGATGAACTAGTGATTTATGATCACAATAATCAACTATTTTTATTTCTGCAGTTCTTAATGTAAAATCATTCGGTGACATAATATATGCCAACGTTTTTTTATTCGCACAAGATGAAATAGGAACAGTATCTAATTGCCAAGTATCATTATCTGTAATGAGAATATTCCAATGTGCAGGAACATCAAATTTTAATTTATTTATTTCAACAGTAATAGATGGTCCTGTTGTTTCTTCTAAATATTGAATAGGAGATAATGTAAAATCCAACATATGTCCAGAAAATATCCAATAATATTTAGGAACAACAGGACTAGTTAAACTTTCTATTAAATATGGTTTATTGAAATCTGTATATATTAGCATGATTTAATTTTCCTTTTGTGGCATTAGAATATCTATAATAATATTATTTAGTATATAATTTTATTTATTTTTGCTTTTAAACAGTTTCATTTTTATAATTCATCATAGTGTAAAAATCCAGTAAAAATTGATTTTCATTTTGGTTTTATTTTTTAAGTTTATAAATATGATCTCCTTATTTAATTTTTACTGTAATTGGTTTACTACAATTATAATTAGCTTCTTTATAGTATTTAATTCTTTCATTCATATGTTTTCTTGACCACCTTAAATCTGCACCTATATCGACAACATGAACTTTATTTTTATCTTTAGCCTTTCGTAAACCTCTTCCACAAGCTTGAATAGCTTTAATAAAAGATTTACCAGCATCTATCATAATTAAACAAAATACTCTATCTATGGATATACCAGTTGATGCAATCCCTGATGAAGCGATAACTATAACATTATCTTTCTCTTCAAACGCATCATAATGTAATTTACGTTCTGATTTTTCGCTTATTCCATATAAAAATACTGTATCTTTAATCATTTTTTGAAGTTGTTCTCCAAATTTTATTGAATTGACTAAAACTAAAGTATTACCATATTGTTCACATTTTGAAATAATGAGATCTGCGATATAGTCCATTCTTTTAGGTGATCTACAAATATAGGAACGTTCAGATTTATAATCTGGAAAATCTCCATCTGTAAATACAGTATCTTTTGTTCTAATACATTCAATTTCAATTTCAGCTAAATAACCATTATCTATTAACCATCTAGCTGGTATTTCTTTTATGATTGAACCTATAGCAACTTTAAGAGAAATTACATCTGCTTTTGGCTTTGGGAATGTTCCTGTACACCCAAATCTAAATGGTATATGTTTGCCGTAATCACAAATAAGCTTTTGTGCTACTGAAGCTTTTACTCCTTGTGCTTCATCCCAAATAAATACTTGAAATTGTTTCATTAAATGTGGATTATTTTGAATAGCTTGCCATGTTCCAACAACATGTTGTTTATTAAGCTCTTTATTAACACCACTATATTCACCAACATCCATACCACATAATTTATACCAATCAGCAGTTTGAGAAACTAAATCAGATGATGGTACAATAGTAATTGTTTTATATCCAACTTTTCCATATGCATCGCATATACCTGCGCATATTAAAGATTTACCTCCACCAGTTCCAACAATAATAAATCCATTACTTTCAGATAATGCAACATTAATTGATTCTACTTGATATGGACGAAGTTCTATTCCATATTTAATAAAATTATCATGTTTAATAAATTCTGGAAATGTTTTTATTGGGATTCGTTCATCTTTTAATTCTATTTCATATCCCCATTTTTCTAAAAATGGTAATATTTCATCTAATAAACGAATATATGTTTTACCTGTTTTTTCAAAAAAACGAATTTTACCATCCCATCTTCCTAATTTATATTGCGGCATATGAAAATAACCTTCAACAAAAATACCATATTTTTCCCACAAAAATTCAATATCACTAGGCTGAAGCCCAGATAATGTACAATATACTTCGTCTTTGACGCGTATGTAACATTTTTTTGTTGTCATTTTCTACCAATGCCGCCAAACACCAGCAATAATATGAAAACATGTAATAACTTCTAAAATTCTAATTATCCACCATACAAAATTTGTGTGGATTTCTACCTTTGATTTTAATTTCATTTAGTTACTATTCTATTTTTTTTATAATATTGTATCTTGGAGTTCATGTATACGTAATTCAACAATATTTTTTAAACTCCAACCCATTTGTTCTAATGCTTTTACAACACTAGAAAATTGTTCTTTTAATAATTTTACTTCTAATATAAGCTCTGTTATTGACACAATTTCTGGTTCACCTGCGATATAAGCTTGAATATCACGTTGTGACAATTGTCTAGAATATTTTTCATTATATTTTTTCCATAATGGAGACATAATAATTTCTTTTTTCTTTTCTAAAAATTCTTCTAAAACTTTAAGTTCATTATACATTTCATCATATCTAGCTAAATATCCAGGCAAAGTCCTATTAATATGTTCTAATTTTTTACCTTCTAATTCAAATAGAGAAGGCGCCTCACTTAATGCCTTCTCATATTTTTCAAGATAATTTAAAACATTTGTTAAATCAGTAGATGCTTCAGAAATTATTGTCATTTATTCTTCTATAGTTAATTTAAATTCATTGAGTAATTCTGAAACAAATTTGATTGCTTTACGTGGTGAATTTACAACAGATCGTCTATATTTTAGAACTCCATCTTCTTGCATATATGGTGATGTAATAATAAAACCACCTTCTACAATTTCAATATTTACATTAATATTCATATCTCTCAAATCCATAATATTTTTCTCCTTTTTACTGTGATTGTCTATTACGACGTGATTTACTTTCTTGCTCATCTTCATTATCTTCAACATCATTAGATAATTCTAACATAAGTTTTTCTACTGTCTTTTCTTCTTCCTGAATACGTGGATCTTGGAGCATTTCATTAACTAATTCTTCTGTTAAATTTTTTGCCTGAAATTTTATTGTTTCTCCATCTTTTTTGGTATATGAATACCAAGCCCCACCTTTTGTGATAATTTTATTTTCTTCCATCATATCTAAAAATCCAGAATATGGATCCATACCACGATCATATGGAACTTCTATTTCTATTTTAGAACCAAGTTTTGCAAAACGTGATTTATAACATTCAACTCTCATACGAATTCCTATAATATCTGTTCCTTCTTTAAGTTTAAGTTTTGTAATCAACATAATCTGAGATGCTGAATATCTAATAGCATTATTAATTATCCACATACCTTCACCATTTAATAGATCAGTATTAGGATAAACTTGATGTGTTACTATAAAAGATATTGGAAGACGTTTTATTCTTGATACTACTGTTTTAAGCATATGTTTTGCTTGCTTTGCACGTTGTCCTTGATCTCCTTTTTGAACACCAGAAATGAAATTCTCATTTTCATTATCTGTTAAAAGCATATCTAATGAATCTAAAAACATAACAACAGGTGGGGAATCAGGATTATTTTTACCATATTGTTTTTCATATGTTGTCAAAAATTCAGAAAGAACTTTAACAACATCACTAAATAATGTGACACCAATATATAACAATTTTGATGGTGATGTATCAATACCAACAGCTTCCATAAAATTTTTATCTAATGCATTTTCAGAGTCTAATATGACTATGAAGGCACCCGTATCTTGTGCGTGCTTAAGAATATTACACCCCAAAAATGATTTACCAGAACCTGACGGTCCGGCAAGACATGTTATACGTGATTCAGGTATACCACGTAAAAAACTACCAGACATTACTTTATTTAAGGCATAATTTCCTGTCGAATACCATTTTTTAGGTGGTCCAAAATCCATATAAACAGTTTCTATTTTTTCTAACTGTTTATTGATAGTTTTTATAAAATCTACGTTTATCATTATATTTCACTCCTTAATTATTGTTGATTGCATAATATTATACCCAGAATCAACATCTAATATAGAACCCGTAATGCCTGATGATAAATCACTTAACAAAAAAACCGTTGCATTTGATATATCATCATATGTTGTTGGTCTTTTTAATGGTGACGCATTTATAACATCATTAATAGATTTATTAACTTTTATTTTTGCACTAGATACTGTTTTTATTGGACCAGCAGCCACACCATTTACACGTATTTTTTTAATTCCACCCAATTCATATGCTAATTCTCTAACTGAAGCATCTAATGCTGCTTTTGCTACACCCATCACATTATATCCTGGCCTTATTCTTCTTCCACCCAAATATGACATTGTAACTATTGAAGCGTTATCATTTAATAATGGTAATACTTCTTTAACCAAGGCAACAAAACTCCATACTGAAGATAACATAGTTGAATTCCATTGCTCAATAGTAATATCATAAAATGGTTGTTCAAAACATTCTCTAGGTGCTTTAGCAACAGAATGAACAATAAAATCTAATTTATTATAACACAAATTTTCAGTAATTTTAATTAATGATTCCTTAGATGTTAAATCTAAATTGAAACATTTATCAAATGTTTTAGAAACATAGTCTTTATTACGATCAGAATGCCATGTAACGATAACATCAGCACCTTCATTTAAACATGTTTTAGCAATATGGTTGCCGATGCTCCATTTATTAGAGACACCGACAACCAATCCCCTTTTACCAGATAAAATACCCATTATTAATAATAAAAATAGTGAATTTTATTTATTAGTTATTTTTGGCTAAATTTTTATTACGTAAACGCTCTAATACGGCTTGAGCTTTACTACTAATAACAGGTTTAGAAGTTGTGGTATCATCACCTTCATTTTTTTCATTTTCATTGTTTAAAGTATTTTGTGTTGTATTATTATTTTTAGTATCATCAGACGTTTCTTCTTCAAAATTTGAACCTGTTTGATCTGCTAATAACATTGCTTCCAATGTTGGCCTATCAACATATTTTGTTCTATAATCTGAAAGATTATATAATTCAATAGAATCAATAACATCATCAGAAATATCAGATCTTTTTGGTGCAAAGCTTGATGTTCCATAATCTGCCCATTTACCAGATTGTGTTTTCTTTATTCTAAAGTTATAACCATCTTTTAGATTGTAAGGAATACTTTCTAAATCTCCAGATGAAAATGCTGATTGAATTTGTTTGAAAATTTTTGGGCCAATTTCAATAAGCTTAACTAATGGTTCATGATCATATTCAAATGGACATTCAATTACTAAAACTTGACCAATATATGATTTTTTCTTATAATATTTTTTACCCATTTCATCATTTCCTTCATCATAATAACGTCTTGATAATTCACAAATTGGACAACTTTCACCATACATAGTAAGACATGGGACTTTCTTTTTTTCACCATTAATAATTAATTCGTGTGTTAAATTTTCTACCAAAAAGCCAAGTGGATTATCTTCATCTAAATCTGGTAAAAATCTAACAACAACTTGTGTTTCGTTATCCATTTTCCAAAATGGAAAGAATTTTTTCCAGTCTGAATTTTCTCCGCTTGATGTTTTTGAATTAAATGCATTTCTGAGTTGGTCTAAAGTTAATGACATATAAAATCTCCTTATAAACAAACAAACGATAAACAAACAAACAATAAACAAACAATAAACAAACAATAAACAAACAAACAATAAACAAACAATAAACAAACAAACAATAAAAAATATGGATATTATTCTTCCATACATTTTTATTTATATTCAACATGTGTAAAATTGGAATAGTTTCTACCTATAACAAGGAACTTTAATTATGTCTTTATTTAATATTAAGGTTGAAGATATTATAATTGATAAATCTATATAAATATTTTTAAATAATTTTTTATTTTAAAGGAAAAATAATATGCCAATTTTTGATTATCAATGTCAAAAATGTAATTTTCTTGAAGAAGTAATTCAGAAATATACTGATCAACTTGACAAAAAATGTCCTAAATGTAATGAAAAAATGGTTAAATTAATTAGTAAATCTTCATTTAGGTTAAATGGTTCAGGATGGTATAAAACTGATTTTGCCACAACAAGTAAATCTTCTAAGCAGTCTTCTTAAGTTTAATTTCTACACATTCAGGAATAGGAATAACTCTTCTTCGTTTTATTTTTTTTGTTGCCATATTAAAAAAGAATGGACAACCAATAACACGTGAAACAAAACTTATATCAAATGTTTTAATAATTTTACCTATTTTATGAGTTAAATCATGTTTAGCAATTTCTACTGAAAATGGATGTTTATTAGAATTTTTATAATACCATAAGTTTGCAATACTTAAGAATTCTTTAATATTTATTCCTTCTTGTTCAGCATAATCTAAAACAAATGCTGTAATTTCATTATCTGAAATATTATCAATAATTGTTAAATAATTTTCTAATTTATATTCTATAACACTTAAATAGATTAAATTAGATCGATCTTGAACTATTTCAAATTGTAATGGTGGTATTTTTTTCTTTGTCATTATTTATGTTTATCCTTTTAAATATAAATATATAGATCTTTTATATTTATTTTATACAATTAATATGTTATAATAAACTATCTAAGTTTTTAAGATTTTTATGCAAAAAATATTAATTAATACTGCTATTGGTGGATATTCACTATCTTCTGAATTAATTAAAGCATATTTAGATGTAAAAAATATAGAATATGATGAACATTTAGAAACTATATTTGGTGAAAAAGAAATATTTTTTATGGATAAAAATAATCCAGAACATTGTTATAATTATTATGTTATAAATGAAGTTCCTAGAGATGATCCTACTTTAATTAAATTAGTTGAAAAACTAGGCATTAAACGTTCTTCTGGTAATTTTGCCTCTCTTAAAATAGTAGAAATTCCTGATGATGTTAAATGGGGAATTTATTGCAGTGAAACTGGTGAAGAACATGTTTATGAACAACATAGAATATGGAGATAATTATGAAATCATTTGTTGATGCTATTATTAATGCCGAAAAATATTCTACTAAAGAAGGAAAGTTTAAAGCGTTATCAAATTTGAGTGATGTAGGTAAACGATTAATGGTTGAAGCTCTTTCACCATATCGTGTTTTTGGAGTAAAAAAATATAAAGAACCAAAAGTTTATGATACGTCTGATGCTTCACCAGAGATGTTTTTTGAACTTTTAGATATGTTGCATTCACGTCAACTTACAGGAAATGCAGCACGTGACATGGTCACAAGAATACTTTCTAATTATACTGAAGAAACTGCAAAAATTTTAAAACGTGTACTAAATAAAGATCTTAAAGCTGGCTTTTCAGAAACAACATTAAATAAAATCTATCCAAATTTAATTCCAACATTTGATGTTATGCTTGCACAGAAAAAAGAAGATGATACAGAAATTTTCTATCCATGTATTGCCGAAGTAAAATATGATGGACAACGTACTATAGCAATTATTGAAAAAAATAATGTTACATATTATGGTAGATCCGGAAAAATTTCTTTTCAATGGGAAGGTTTATTTGATAATGAATTAATTAAAATGAGAAATCATCTTAACGAAGATATTGTTGTTGATGGTGAAGTAATGGGTGATTCATATATTGAAACAATGAATGCAAAATCAGAAGATAACATTTTAGCTAAAGAGAAACTTAAATTTTTCGCTTTTGATATTATGACATTAAAAGAGTGGAAATCTGAAATTAGTAATAAAACACAAATAAATCGTTCAAAAGAATTAGAAAATTTAATTAATCAACTCAAACTTGAAAAGGTTAAAAAGTCAGAATGGTTAATATGTGATACACCAAAAGATTTAAATAATTTTTATGAAAATGTTGTAAATAATGGTGGAGAGGGTCTCATTATTAAAGATCTAAATGGTAAATATGAATGGAAACGTTCTAAACTTTGGTTAAAATATAAACCTGTTTATACATATGATGGAATAATTACAGGATTTTATCCAGGTAAATTAAACTCAAAATATGAAAATACTCTTGGTGGTATTGAAATTGAAGGTGAAGATGAGAATGGTCGTAAATTTAAATCTTCTGTTGGTTCAGGTTTTTCAGATGAATTAAGAGATGAAATTTGGAATAATCAAAAATCATATTTAGGAAAAATGGTTGAAGTTGAGGCTCAAGAAATTAGTCAATCAAATAACGAGTATAGTTTAAGGTTTCCAGTTTTTAAATGTTTTAGGAATGATAAATGAACAACATAATTCCATATGTTAAAGGTGAAATTATAACAATTTTACCAGAATTTTTAGATCGTGCGTATAAAAAATTTAAGAACGTTAATGTTAAACGTGAGCAAAAAATATATGGATTTGCGTGTCAATGGCAAGTTGAACACGACATCATTACTAATATGAACATTAATACTGTCAAAGATGATAAATCAGAAATAACTGATTATTCACCTTTTGATTTTCGTATAGGTGATGTATATTATGATGTTAAAACATCACAAAAAGGAAATAGTATTACCATATCAGATAGAGAAATTACATTTGCTGAAAAACATAATACAACATTTATATGTTTAAAACATAGACAAGATTTAGGTGAAGATATATTTGAATATTTAACATGTATAACATTTGAAGAAATTCTTGAAAATGATTTATTGAATAAATCTAATTATATGGATGGTTATTATATATTCACATCAAAATTATAATATGTTGATTTTATTAATAAAATATAACAGTTTACATTTATTATTATTTATGTTATAATAAACTATAAATTGTTGATGGATTTAAATATAATGCAGATTCGATTCATTACAGACATTCATTGGGAATCAGGTCCTTTTAATCTTCAAAAAACAGAAGAAGATAAGGATAGAATTCTTGCTATTACTGGTGATCTTGCTATCAATGATAAAATCATTGAGGCACTTCTTTCTGTTGCCCCAGGTTTTAAATCTGTTCTTTACGTTCTTGGTAACCACGAATACGAGGGTGCTAATATTTCTGATGCTTGTACTCAATTAGAACTTGAAATTTCTAAATATCCTGAGCTCAGTCATGTTCATATTTTAGACAATAATTATATTATCATTGATGGTGTTCGTTTTATTGGAGCAACTCTTTGGAGTGATTTCAATAATTCTGACTGGTTTGCTATTCATGCCGCTAAAGATAAAGTATCTGATTTTGAATTTATTCAAATTGGAAAAATTACACAAAGAAAATTTCATCCGGCAGATGCTATTAAACTTCACAAAGAACATAAACGTTTTATTGAAAAAATGTGTCATACTCCGTTTAATGGCCCAACTGTAGTGATGACTCACCATGCTCCAAGTTTTAAGAGCATGGATTCAACAGCAGAGACTTGGCTTGGTACTGTGCGTTATATTTTTGCTTCTAACATGGACAGTACTGTCAATTATAGTGGTGCTAAATATTGGTTACATGGTCATGTTCATTCGAGTAAAGATTATATGATTGGTAACACTCGAGTTATTTGTAATCCTCGTGGTACTGTTATTTGTGAAAATAAAAATTTCGATCCTAATCTAATTTTGGATGTATGAAATTATTAAAATGATATACAATAAAACTGAAATAATTATTGCATTATTTCTTATTATTATTATTTTATCTGAATGTTCAATATAAAAATAAGTTGAATAAATTAATTTAAATGTCTCAAACTCGTCTTCAAAGTTTTATAGAATCAATTATTAATGTTTTATCTGGGTGGATAACAGCATTAATTTTACAATTAATTATTTTTCCGTTGTATGGAATAAATATATCATTTTCAAATAATATTGAAATATCTTTCATATTTACTATAGTTGCTATATTGCGTAGTTATTTAATTAGGAGATATTTTAATAATAGAATTCAAGAATTTACTAAATCATTTGACAGTAATAAATAGAAATATGATGTACGTTATAAAGGATAATAAAAATGAAAGCAAAAATTTACAATTTTGAATATTTTTATAAAAAGAAAAAAGCAGATGATATTGCACAATCTATTGTCGATACATTTAACAATTCTGAGCCATGTGATATAATTAAAATTAAAAAATTTTTTAAAGAATGGTTAGATGTTACTATGTATTTAGTAGATAAAAGAAATATTGCATAATGTCAGTTATAGATATTCAAGAATATAAGAAAAAGTTGAAACAAAATAAATCGACGTTAGATATTAAATCTATTTTTATTAATGTTGCAGATGAATTAATTGTTACATGGGAATATTTTGCTAAAAGAAAAGCTATTAATGAATTATTAATTGATGAACTTAAATTAGATGAAAAAAAAGATTATTTAAACGATTTGAATAATATAGCTGATCTAGAAAAGAAAATAGGAATTGTTTATGTATGTTTTTCACCTAGGTCTTTGCATAAAGACCAGACGGGATATGTAGCAGGATTTAGTATAGATGATGAATCATTTGCTGGTCCAGAAATGATTTCTGAATCTTATGCTAGAGCTTTTAATATTCTTTTATTTTCATATTTTATGAAAGTTTTAAAGGATATTAAAAAGTAAGTTGTTTTTTTAACTTTTTATTAAGGAGAAAAAAATGGATGTAGAATCTGTGAATAAAGATAATGAACTTTCTGTTAAGCAACATTTTTATGCTGTTAAAACTCGTTCTGGAAAATATTTTGCTGGATTTAATACAGAAACAAATTCACCAAATTTGGTCGATGATATTAAATCAGCAAAACTTTTTTCAAATAAATTTGATATTAAACTTAGACCTGGTGAATATATTGTTGATATTGGAGTTGTTTTAACAGATTCAAATATTTCTGTTTCCAAGCCATTTAGACCACGTAAAAAAACTGTTAAAAATACGTCAAATAAATAAATATTAAGAAAATATTTATTGTTGGTGTGGGGCTTAGCCCCACACCATAAATTAATTAAAAGGAGAAAAATGCGTTTTATATTATTAATTTTGTCATTTATTACATTAAATGTAAATGCAGAGACATTTACTGGAAGTATTTTAAGTGTTAATCAACAAATAAATTATAAGATTAAAGAAAAATTTTATTCTTGGAAAGTTGTAAAAGTTATTGATGGCGATACTTTAGAAGTTATTATTCCTAGTTTTCCAGATGAATTAAATCCAGTAAAAATTCGTGTTAAGGGGATTGATACACCAGAAAAATTACGCTCATTAGCAAAATGTGAAAATGAAATTATTTTAGCAAAACAAGCAACCGAATTTACAAAAATAGTTATTTTTAAAGCTATAGATCAAAATCGTCCAATTATGTTTTCTAATATATCATGGGACAAATATGGTAGAAGAATAGATGCTGATGTTTATATTGAGAATTCTAAATTGTCAGATATGTTAATTAAAAACGGTTTTGCAAAACCATATAATGGAAATAAGAAAATTAATTGGTGTAATTAACTTCACTTTAATAAATATATCTATATTGGGAAATATAATTTATTATGGTTTATTTTTCAATTAAAAATAAAGATATAAATTATCTCATAAAAGTTTCAGAATATTTAAGAAACTTTTATGATAAAAAAAATATAAAATTTACTATGTCAGAAATTGAATCTTCACCAGACGGTGATTGGTACATAACTGTCTCTAGAGAAGGAAATATAAATGCATATAATCTTTAAAAAAAGAATTGCAAAATTATCAGGAATAAAATTAAAAGAAGATATAGATGAAAATAAACTTAATGATGAAATAATTCTATTATTTTCAAAAAAAATTCCAAAAGAGGACGATGTTCATGCTTTAGCATCAAAATTAAATTTATCAGTTGATGATGTAGAAAATGAAATATTTAAACTTCTTCATTCATTTCTTAAAAAATTAGGAAAACATAATCAAGTACCAGATGATAAATTCGATCCTAAGGAACTGGAAATTGGTCGTAAAGTAGAATTAGAACATACAAATAATAAATGGATAGCAGAATTGATCGCTAAAGATCATTTAATGGAATTTCCAGATTATTATACACGACTTACTAAAATGGAAAAAGAAGCAGAATCTGAAGAAAAATAATTATTGTTTATTTTTAACTTCAAATAATATATAATGTTTTTATTATCATTAAGAGAATACAGATGAAACGTTTATTCGGTTTAACACTTATTGAGGTCATGATTGTTATTGCAATTATTGGTATTCTTACTAGTATTATTGTTCCAATATTTAATAATAAATTAGATCAAGATCTACCAACTCATCAAGGTTCTCAATCAAAATTTTAATATATTATGTTAGCATATTTTTTGGTTGTATTAATACTGTCATCCATTACTGCTGTCCTATGGTATTTTTTGGGCATAAAAAATATCTATAATTATAAATTCATTATAATTAGTATTATTGGCTCATTAATATTATCTATAATGATTTATGGTATTGGATATTCAAATAAAATAATAGATCAAGAAATATATAATGGTGAAGTAACAGGAAAAGAAAAAATTCGTGTAAGTTGTGAACATTCATATTCGTGTAACTGCAGAGAATCGTGCTCAGGTTCGGGTAGTAATAGATCATGTAGTACAACGTGTGATACGTGTTATGAGCATTCATATGATGTTGATTGGCGTGTAAAAACAACAGTAAAAGAATTTAATATCCAACGAATTGACCGCCAAGGAACTCAAGAACCACCACGTTGGACAAAAGTAACAATTGGACAACCAACCGCATTTGTTTATAAATTTACAAATTATATTATGGGTGTCGATGCTTCATTATTTAATTTTAATAATAATGTAAACACATCATTAGACAAATATGTTCCAGCATATCCACTGAATGTTTATGATTATCATTATTTAGACCGCGTATTACCTGTAAATATACCAGCAAATCAGATTAAAGATTTAGATAAATGGAATTATCAATTAGCATTAAAACTGAGAAAATTAGGTCCTCAAAAACAATGTAATATTATAATCATGTTAGTAAAACTTGATGATCCTAATTTTGAGTATAATGTTAAAAAAATGTGGTTAGGTGGTAAAAAGAATGATATAATAGTAATGTTAGGTATACCAAATTATCCAGAAACTGAAATTAGTTGGGTAAGAATTTTATCATGGACAGATAGAGAAGATTTTAAGGTTAATTTGCGTGATGCATTATTTGATCTTAAAAATTTAGAAATGAATTCTGTTTTAAATGTTATAGAAGAACATGTTTCTAAAAATTTTGTAAGAAAACGTATGAGAGATTTTGAATATTTAAAATATGAAATACAATTATCAGATGAATTATATATTTTTGGAATATTGATTGGTCCATTATTAATTTCAATATTCTCAGTATTTTTATTATTTCAATATAAAAAAAATCAAAGAAGAAGTATATTTAATGGACGTTTTTCAAGTAGTAAATTTCGTTAATTTTTAATTAAGGAGCAATATAATGAAGATTAATATTAGTAATGGTGCTAAAATTGCTATCACTCTTGTAGGTGTATTAGTTTTTTTACTTGTTATGCTTATGTTAGCATACATTAATGCTGTTAACTATGGTGTTACTATGGAGAAAAAACTTGATGCACAATATATTAATAACCAAAATATTCTAGCACAATATTCACAAAAAATTGGTGAAGTTGCACAAGTCCCTGAAATGTACAAGAATGACGTAAAAGAAGTTGTAACTGCTGCAATTTCTGGGCGTTATGGTACTGAAGGAAGTAAAGCGGTGTTTCAATGGTTAAAAGAACAAAATCCACAGCTTGATAGTAAAGTTTATGTTAAACTTCAACAAATAATCGAGGCTGGTAGAAATGAATTTCAAAATGCCCAAACACAAATGATTGATACTCGTCGTAGTTATGAAACTAATCTTGGTTATGTTTGGACAGGATTTTGGCTTCGAATGGCAGGTTATCCAAAAACTGATTTGACAAAATATTCACCTATCATTACCGATAAGGTCGAAAAGATTTTCAAAAATGGTAAAGAGGAAGGACCTATTAAATTAAGGTAAATTGCTAATAATAAATAAAATTGTAATTTAAAATTTTATTAAATGTAAAGAGAAATAATGACATCAAATAGGATTTCTAAAATATCAGAAGGTGATAAACATATTTTCTATAAGGCTGAATGTGCTTGTTCATTACCAAATCATTCTCATATCATAGAAATATCTGATAGTATGTCAGATCTTGGAATTTTAGAAATGACGTTTTATTCAACACAAGTTGATAAAGATTGGTGGAAAATTCCAGATAAAGATCACCCACATGCATTAAAAAACATGTGGTGGGCATTTAAAAGAAGAATTGTTTGTGCATTTAATATTTTATTTAAAGGTTATTATGAAACTGAAGTTGATTTTATGCTTCAAGGAGAAGAACAAATAAGAGATTATATTAATGCATTGGAAGAAGGTTTAGCTAAAATTAAAAATGAAAAGCAAAAAACACCTAAATCTAATTAAATATGTTGTCAATTATATTTTAACTGTTATATAATTAAAAATATATTGGATCAAAAAATGGTAGACGTTTAAGTTATGATATTTTATTAGAGTGATTTATTACTTCTTCATTGTGTAATTACAAGAAGAAGAGTAAGTATGTTTAATTAATTGATTAGTAATGAAAAAATAATTAAGGATGAAGGAAAGAAAAATAAATGTTAAATAGAGAAAACAGTAAAGGTTCTGCATACTTATCTGGAGGTATGCAATTTGCAAGAAATTTGGGAGCAGACTGGAGAATAAAATGCTCTAAAAATTTGATTGAACGTGGATATTATCCTATCGATATTTGTCAACTAGATAAAGAATATACAAAAAAATATGGTCAGCTATATTTTCCAGAAAACGAATCAAATCATCTTCAATATAAGGCAAATTTTAGACAACATTTTATTTATGCAGATTTAGAATTAATTAAAAATGATACAGATTTTTTAATTATTCTTTATGATGAATCTGCACGTAGAGGTGCAGGAACAATTAGTGAAGCACAATATGCATATTTAAATAATATACCTATTTTTTTAATATCAATGTATAAAGATTGGTATAAAGAAGTTCCTGGATGGTTACAAGGTTTATGTACAAGAATATTTACAAGTTTTGATGAATTTTATGATTATTTAGATAAACTTCCAGTTGGAATTTTAAAGAAGGATAAATATGGTAACCATGGTGTAAATGGTGAATATTTATGCAGCTTGTGTGGTAATGTATTTAAAAAACACAAACATTTTTTTGTATCTACGGTTATTCCATTATTGTGTAACAATTGTGTTGACCTTACAACAAAAACATTTGAGGGTCACGTAGATAGATATAAATTTATAAAAGAAATTTTATAAGGAGGTAACATAAAATGCCATATATTTATTCATATGATAGAAAAAGAATAGATGATTCGATTCAAACGTTAGTCGACAAACTTATTGATGTAGAAAAAGATAAAGGAATTTCATACTTAAAAGGTGTGATAAATTATACATTAACTAAAATTCTTAAAAGTATTTATGCTCAAGAAATAGGAACAAATAAATTATCATATAGTAATATAAATGATGCAATTGGTATTTTAGAATGTGTAAAACTTGAGTTATATAGAGAAGTTGCTGCACCATATGAAGATGAAAAAAAGAATATGAATGGTTCTGTAGAACCATTTGTTGTTAATAGAGAAATTAAATTAGGTGATATTTGGGAGTTTCAAGAATGCGAATAATCGATGATATTAAACTAGATTTTAAAGATGTACTTATTTTACCAAAACGATCAACACTAAACAGTAGAAGTGAGGTTTCATTAATTAGAGATTTTAAATTTAAATATTCTAAGTATACGTGGTCTGGTATTCCCATCATTGCTTCAAATATGGACACTGTTGGCACATTTGAAATGGCCTTTAAACTTGATGAATTTAAAATGTTGACGTGTATTCATAAACATTATAATGAAGAAGATTGGAAAAACTTTTTGGAAAAAAGTTCATTATCTACAGAAAATATTATATATAGTTTAGGTTCTAGTTTAGAAGATTTTGAGAAATTTAAAAAAATTTATGAAATATCAAAAAATTATAAACAAATTAAATGGGTGTGTTTAGATATTGCAAATGGATATAGTCAGCATTTTCTAAAAAGTATTCAAAGACTTAGAAATTTAGAAAATTTAATTATCATTGCTGGAAATGTGGTAACACCTGAGATGACCGAGGCACTTATCCTAGAAGGTGCAGATTTAATTAAGGTAGGCATAGGTGGAGGGTCGGTGTGTACCACTCGTATTAAGACGGGTGTTGGATATCCACAATTATCAGCTGTTATTGAATGTGCTGATGCCGCACATGGTTTAGGTGGACATATTATTAGTGATGGTGGTTGTGTAGTTCCTGGAGATATTGCAAAAGCATTTGGTGGTGGTGCCGATTTTGTTATGTTAGGTAGTATGTTAGCTGGGCATAAAGAAGCAGGAGAAGAAAATTTGGTATATGATAAAGATGGAAATATTAAAGGTGTCTATTTTTATGGTATGAGTTCATCTACTGCAATGGAAAAATATTATGGTGGTGTTAACAATTATCGATCAAGTGAAGGAAAAAAAGTATTGCTTCCATATAAAGGTGAAGTTAAAAACACTGTTCTAGATTTTTTGGGTGGATTACGTAGCGCATGTACTTATACAGGAAGTAAATCGATTAAAGAGCTTCCTAAACGCACAACATTCATTCGTGTTAATCAACAACATAATCCAGTATATGATCGTTATGAAATAAAATAAATTTAAAAGGTTTTATGTTATAATTATTCATTTTGTAAAGAATATATCAATTAGGAAATTATAAACATAAAATATTTAAAATGAATATTTTCTTTTTTAATAAAGATCCAAAAATATGTGCACAACAACATTGTGATAAACACTGTATTAAAATGATTATAGAATATGCACAATTATTATCAACAGCACATAGAGTTTTAGATGGTGTATTAGAAATACGTGATCAAAAAAATAGGAAACAAAAATATTTTAAATTAATAGATGTTGATATGGAATCAAATTTATATAAAGCAACACATATTAATCATCCATCGGCAAAATGGGTTAGACAATCAGATTCTAATTATATGTGGCTTTATACATTGTGGATAAATTTATTAGATGAATATTCTAAAAGATATAATAAAATTCATTCATGTTCTAGATTGATTCCATATTTAAAAAATGTTCCATTTTCAATACCAAAAAATTTATTTACAAGTCCATTTAGAGCAATGCCAATTGAATATAAATTAGATAAATCTGAAATTGATTATTGCGAAAAATCATATCAACTATATTTTAATTCTACTAAACAACATATTGCTAAATGGAAACATGGATTGATACCATCGTGGTATCAAAAAATAGAGATATGATATGAGAGAGACAGATAAATTTATTTTCTTTTTTGGTGAAAAAGATTGGTTATCGCAATGGTATCCATCTAAATTTATTGTAAATGGAATAACGTTTCCAACAGCAGAGCATTTCATGATTCACAGAAAAGCAACAACATTTGAAGATTTAAAATCTGCAGAAAAAATTTTAAAAGCTAAAACATCTAAAGAGGCTAAAGCAATAGGTAGAAAAATCAAAAATTTTGATTCATCATATTGGGATAAAATTAAAGAAGCTGTAGTCATTCAAGGCAATATCAATAAATTTAATCAAAATGAAAAATTAAAAGAAAAACTTTTGGCAACTGGAGACAAAATTTTAGTTGAAGCTAGTCCATATGATAAAATTTGGGGAATTGGTATTGGTGAAAATAATATAGATGCTACTAATCCAGATCGATGGCGTGGTCAGAACTTATTAGGAAAATGTATTATGGAAGTTCGTTTTATTATTAAAAACATAAATGGAGGTTAATATGACTGATAGATTTGAATTAGAACAAAAAATTATGGAATGTTGGAACATTACGTCAGATATAAATTCATTAATTGAAGGAATTAGTGATAAAAATTTATCAAACGATGAAATAGTAAATATACTTTTAGGAATAAAAGGTTTATATGATCTTAAATTTGACCAAATGTTTTATATTTTTGAGACGTTAATTAAAGAGAAAAAAATATTATAAATTTGTTGAATTATGTGTAGTGGTATAGGAAATAAATTTTTAAATAATATATTATATTAAATTCTTATATTTCTATATTATAATGTACTATAAATTTTATTAAGTTCTAATTTCCAGGTAGGTATTACATTATCACAATATTGTTTTAATGCGCGTTTATTATCTAGATAAATCATATCATTATCTTTATTATCAAATATAAAAAACATTTTATTTAATAAATCGTCATAGTTGGTTGGTTCTACTTTAAATTTATTATCTGCCCAATAAATTTCGTTTGATACTATTGTTGGAACGTTTCTGTTAACACTATCTGCTGCAATAATATTAAATGTTTCAGTTAAACTAATTTGTAGTGAAATATCTAAATTTGAAATAATATCTAAAAATGTTGAATGATCCATCCAATAATGTGAAATTAAATTATGTCTTTTATTATGCTCAAATAAATTTTTAATATTTTTAATTACAGATTCTGATTTACCCTCTATTCTTGTAGCATTAATATGAAAATTTAATGTTTTTCCTAATTTATCAGCAATTTCAATTGCAGCAAATGCTTGAAAAAGTTGATTTTTAAGATTTCTAATTGCTCCAAAGCACCCAATGTTTAAAATATTTCTATCATCTAAATTTCTAATTTTTGGTTTTTCATTATATTCATCCAGTGGATAATAATTAGGAAGATATAATAATTTATCTTTTGTCACAAAATGCTTTAATGATGAAAACATTCTTTGACTATTACAACTTATAAACATATTTTTAATATTTAAATATTGAAAAAACCATTGTGTAAAAATTCCCTCATTTGCAATAAACGGTAAATCACTATGTAATCTTAATACCCACTTAATATTTGGATATATCTTTGATAATTCTACAAATTTGGCTGGCATTGCCCATAATGCTTCTATTATAACAACTTTAGGTTTATATTTGTTTATTTCTTTGTATATATAATTACTATCAATAACATGCTCATAAGCACATGTTATCCCAACATCTATTAATGCATTTTTTAAAAAGTTTAAACTATTAAATAATCCAGAAGATAATAATTTATTTTTAGGATTAATAGTTCTTGGATCTTCCCATTTTGATTTTGATTCTCTATACTTAGAAATAAATAAAATATCTATCATTTTAATCAAAAACATTATTTATGAATAAAATTATTTATAAACGTTTTTGCGTGTTTTAAATAAAAATTATTTTTATATATAAATATTCCAAAATTCATTTTAGATTGAATCAATTTTAAAAATATTTTTTATATTAAATAAAAAATAGTCACATGTTTTTAAATATAAAGTATGCAAAATTATCCTTTAATTCCAATTATATTATGTGGTGGTGTTGGTTCTAGATTATGGCCAATTTCACGTGAAATGTACCCAAAACCGTTTATTAAATTAAATGATGGTCAAAGTTTATTACAAAAAGCATTTTTTAATGCATCAATAATTCCTAATATTTCTAAAATATTTACTATTACTAATAGAGAATTATTATTTAAAATAAAGGATGAATATAAAAATATTAACTATAATAAAATACCACTATCATTTATATTAGAGCCATTTGGTCGTGGCACAGCAGCAGCAATAGCTGCAGCAACGTTATATTTAATTAAAGAAAATGAAAATTCAATTTTAATTATTTTAAATTCTGATCATTTAATTCAAAATAAAATAAATCATATTGATGCAATCAAACGCGCAATTACATTAGCAGAATAAGATAATTTAGTATTATTTGGAATTAAACCAGATAGTCCAAAAACTGAATATGGTTATATTGAAGTAAATGAAGAAAATAATAAAGTAATACGTTTTATAGAAAAACCAGATATTCTTACAGCAACATCTTTTATAAAAAACGATAATTTTTTATGGAATTCCGGAATGCTGTGTTTTAAAGCATCTATTATGTTTGAAGAGATGAATAAATATTGTCCTATAATATTAGAAACAGTAAATGAATGTTTGATAAATTCAAAAATTATTCAGGATGAAAATTTTACATTTTGCGAACTCGATAGTGAAAATTTTAATAAAGTTCCAGAAAATTCTATTGATTACGCTATTTTGGAAAAAACACAAAAAGCAACTGTCATTAAATGCGATATTGGTTGGCAAGACGTAGGTTCTTGGGCAGAATTTAGTAGTTTAGTTGACCGTGATGTAAATGGTAATCAAATTGTTGGAGAAGTTATATTAGATAATGTTGAAAACTGTTATTTTAACAGTGAAAATAAACTAATAGCAGCTATTGGTATTGAAAATCTTATAGTTGTAGATACACAAGATGCATTATTAATTACATCTAAAAGTAAATCGCAAAACGTCAAAAAAATTTATAATGAACTTAAATCAAGAGGACATGAAACTTATAAATTTCATAGAACTATACATAGACCGTGGGGTACATATTCTATTTTATTAGAAAATAATAATTATAAAGTAAAACAACTTATTATTAAACCTGGTGAATCATTAAGTTTGCAAAAACATAATTATCGTAGTGAACATTGGGTTGTTGTACAGGGCACTGCTAAAATAATTAAAGGTGATAAAGAATTTTTTTTAAATAAAAATGAATCTATATTTGTTCCTATAGGTGAAATTCATTGTCTTAGTAACTCAGGTTCGTCTGATCTTATTATAATTGAAATTCAAATGGGTGAATATCTTGGTGAAGATGATATTATTCGTTTTAAAGACATTTATTACAGAAAATAATATATATAAAAATACGTGAAATACATATTATTACTTTATTCTATCATTATGACTATTTTTGTTTATCTTCTCAATGAAGAAAGACAAGAATTAATTGCTAATAATAATGAATTGTCACGCTTAATAGTTGAATATGATGAAAGATATAATGATTTAATAAATGCTAATAAGAAAATTAGAAAATTAGAAATTCAATTAGATAAATATAAAAACATGTGTAATAATTCAAGAGAATAAAACAAATAAAAGCAAATAAAAACAAAGTTAAAATTTTATGAAGAATATATAGAGGATTTAAATTTAGATTGGGTATTAAAAATGATTAATTTTTTAATGTGTTGGAATAATTCATATCAGGTGAATTATGATATTAATCCATGGATGCATAATCAACAACATAATGTTGATACAGAAAAAGCATATAATGAATTTATCACTCTTCGTTCTAAATTAGAAAATTCTGGCGCAGAAATATATTATTTTAACATATATGATAATGTTATACCAGATATTGTTTTTACCGCAAATTATGGTATAGTTAAAAATAAAAAATGTTTATTATCTAATTTCTTCTTTGAAGAACGAACTAGAGAAATTCCACATATAAAGAAGATGATAAATGACGTTGGATATTCAATTTATGAAATTCCAGAAAACATAAAATTTGAAGGTGCTGGAGATTGTTTACTAGATCCGTTTAGACCTATAGCATGGTTAGGTTTTGGTTTTCGTTCATCTATTAATGCAAAAAAATATGTAGAAGAATTTTATGGTGATGAAATAACAGTTAGACAATTAAGATTAATTAAAGATAATTTTTATCATTTAGATACATGTTTTTGCCCACTACAATCTGGTCATGTGGTATATTATGATAAAGCTTTTGATGATTATTCTAATTATATTATTGATTTAATTTTTGGAGATAAAGCAATTTGCGTTAATGATGAAGACGCTTATAATTTCGTATGTAACGCTGTTGAAGTGAATAATAATATTATAGTTAATTCAGGTTGTTCTAAATATTTTAAACAAAAAATGTCAGATATAGGTTATAATATAGTAGAAACTTCATTGTCTGAATTTATGAAGGCTGGTGGAAGTGCTAAATGTTTAACACTACGTTTAGATTAAATAATAAATTTTATGAATAATAATATTTTTGAAGAATTTGACATAAACCCATTTGATGAAGAAAATAAAATTGTTTGTAAAATTATTGAAAGAATAAAGGATAATCCTAAAGAATTTAAAAAAGTTTCAAATAGAGCCATCGAACTTGGTGTTGTTGAAAAATTATCAGAAAAAGGATATATTCAAGCAATACAAAATGTTGCCTATAAAATTTTTGTATTAAGTTTAACAATGAATTTAATTAATATTCCAATTGAAACTGATTCAAGAGAATATTATAATTATGATAAAATTGGTGATGAAATAAAACAATTAGATGAAATTATTAATATTATTTCTTTCGCAAGTGGACGACATTGGGATTATGTTAGCAATGACATAGATTTGTGGATTTATTATTATAATGAAAAATTTTATCAAAATATCAAAAATTTATTATAAATAATAGTAAAATTTTAGAAATTAATATAAGTTACTTAATAAAAAAGGAAATAATATATGTCTAGAATATGGAATTTTCCAGAATATCAATTATCTTCATATGAAGATCAAATATGGGCAACGCATAAAAGTTATCCAAAAATAGATTTAATGGATATTGTTAATTACGCAAAAGTAACACCACAACGTGCTATTAAAGTAAAAACTAATTTAGGTTATGCAATTATAAATGTGTCACCCGATAAATGGCAAATTTTACCAAAAGGCTTAACAAAATCATATGTTAAAGATGGTAATGTTCGTAAGATGGTATGGATGATAAAAGGAAAATCACCATCTGGAAAAAATGCAGAATGGTTTTACGACGAAGATTTATCAAAATCAGAAGATATGCAAAAATATGCTAAAGAAATTAAAGATGCACAAACTAAATTTTATGATGATTATTTTAAAAAAATAGCAATAGATTTAGAAAAACGTTTACCACCTGCAGCTAAAAAAGCAATTAAAGATAATTTAGCACAATTAATACATGATAAAAAAACAAAAGAATTAAGACAATGGTTTATTGATAATAAGTTTGAAAATGTTCCAGATGAAAATGATTTTGAGAAAATGGTTAATTTGTCGGGATTTATTAAATCTTCTAAACCAGATAGTTGGGGACACTCAACAGGTACTGCAGTAAATATTGATTGGGTAAACAAAAAATTTACTACATATGAATGGTCATCAGACGATTAATTTTTAAAGAGGATTTAATTATGTTATTAAAAGAATTTGTTAATGATGTAGAAAATAATATTAAAAAAGTTATAATGAACATGTCTAGTTCTCAACTAGAAAAAGCGTTAGAAGAAATGGTTTTAAACCAGTAGCAGAATTTTAATATTTACATTTTGATTTTTTTGTATTATAATAATATAAATATAACAAATAAAGAACACAAATTGGCGTTTGTGTAAATGTAGTAAAACAGCGTAAACCTTTTATAAGGGAAAGTTATTGCGGACGCGGGTTCGATTCCCGCCCACTCCACCAATAGATTAAAATTTTAATATGGGGTGGTATATGGTTTCGACGTGGTAACGATTAGTACTAATAAAAGGCGCTCGGCAATGTCTAAAGCCGTTATTGAGAAGACAAAACTAAAATAAATGCAGCAAATGATGAATATTTTGGAGAGATGCGCCTAGCAGCGTAATCACCACGAGGTTTCGCAAGCTGTCCTTGTCATCAAATCAGCTTGCATTTTATTTTAACTATCTTTATTAAAAAAATTAATAATATTAAATAAATATTTTATATACTTTTCTTTATTTTTGTGTTATAATGTCAATATTAACCCATATACCATAGGCGATGATGAATATCGAAACGTTTAAGGCTGTTAAACATGCTTATAATACTGCTAAGGATGAACTTTTGAAAAGTGACTATACTTGGCAGGATCTTGTTCACGCTGGTCTTAAAGTTGAAGCTGTTTTGAAACATTACAAAACCTTTAACGTTTCTTTGACCGAATCTAAAAAGATTATTGACGAATATTGTAGCTTGATGGAAAAACATGTTAATTAAACCATTATCAGATATTCATTTAGAATTTGGTGATTTTATTATTCCAAATTCTCAAGAAGACAAAAATACAATTCTAGTTTTGGCTGGAGATACTGGTATTGTTCATAAAGATAATCATCTTCATGAAAGATTTTTACCATTTATTTCGCGCTGTGCAAATCAATTTAAACACGTTGTTATGATTTTTGGTAACCATGAACATTATTATGGTGCATTTCAATTAACAGAAGAAAAATTTAGAAATGCATGGAATCATTATAACATTTATAACGTTTCTATTTTAGAAAAATCATCAATTGTTATTGATAATGTTGCTTTCATTGGTGCAACATTATGGACTGATTGTGATAAAAAGAATCCATCTGCCCATATTTTATGGCAACAAACAATGACAGATGCACGTGTTATTAGAAATGGTAATTTTGCTTTTGAGCGTAAATTTTTAGCTGAAGATACATGGAATGATCATGAATTAGCCAAAAATTTTATTTGGTCTGAAGTTGATAAATTTAAAAAAGATGGAAAGAAAACCGTCGTTGTTGTCCATCATGGTGTGTCAAATAAATCAATTCATCCAATATACAAGGAAAATAAACTTAATATGTTCTTTTCTTCTGAAATGACAGAAGAAATTCTTAAACATGAGCCAGATATTATCATTCACGGTCATACACATATGTCATGTGAATATACTATTGGTAATACTCATGTTGTTTGTAACCCACGTGGATATGAAGGATATGAAACAGATCCAATAACACGAGGATTTGATATTAATAAATTGATTAATATTTAATATAAAATAACTTTATAATTATAAAGATCAAATGTATATAAATATAATTTATTGATTTATATACATATTTTTATATATTTACTTTTTACTAAAAATGTGATATTATATATTCATATAAATCAATGATGAAAGGAGATATTAATTATGCGAGACCTGGTCGATGATTGTCCAGAAGGAGAATATTATTGTGGAGAAGATCGCCCTAAAGCAGAAGCAATTGGACCTAACGTGTTTGTAGGCAATAATTTGATTATGCGTTTTGATCCACAATCTGATGATTACGCATTTACTCATGCTCGTGAATATGCAGAAATGTGGAATAAGATGAATGGATTGATTTAATAAATAAATTTAAGTGAATTATTTTAACACGTAAAGGAGTATATAAAATGAAAATTTTCACATTTATCACATTGATGATTTTGTTTGTTTCCACAACACTAGCACAAACATATACCCGTAGAATTTCAGGTGATGTTATTCAGACAACACCAAGTTTTGTAAGACAGGTCAATCAATGTTGGGTTGAAAATGTTCCAATTCAACAACCACAATATGGCTATAACCAATATCAACAAGAACATTCATATACCGGTGCAATTACTGGAGGTGTTATTGGTGCACTAGTTGGTAGCAGATTTGGTAAAGGTTCCGGAAAAGCTGCTGCAACTGGTGCGGGCGCGATCGCCGGATCAGTAATTGGTGATACTATTAGTAGCAATAATCATCCTCAATATCAGTATGTACCTCCATCAATGCAATATACACAACGTCAAGTTTGTTCTCAACGAATGGTTCAAATGTATAATGTATATGTTCGTGATTCGACTGGGCAAACAGAGGTGATTGCTAGTTCAACTATTCCATTTGCACCTGGTCAACGTGTAATTGTTGTATTTTATCCTAATGGTGAAGTTGTAATTGAATAAAAATGTTAGAAAATGTTGATGTAATTACAATTTTGATTATTGGTTTTATGGTTGCACCAACAATTTCTTTATTAATTAATGATCTTTTTAAGGAAAAAAATGATGACAGCAATTAAAAAACTTAATTGCTGTTATAGCAAAAGTGTTTAATAATATTCTGCCCATAGCTCAGTCCGGAAGAGCAATAGCCTTCTAAGCTATTGGTCGGGGGTTCGAATCCCTCTGGGCAGGCCAATAATTGAAACGGAATATAAAATTATGATAAACGAATACGAATATGAATACGAAGATGAAATCTATACAATAGAAGATTTCCATAATTTAATTATGTGTGGAGCCATTACAGATGATGATGGTTATGGAGAATTTATTAAAAATGATAAAAAGTTTGGAAAAGTTTTACCATCAAACTGGAAAGAATGTTTACAAAAATGTAAATCTGAAAATATCTTTCATATAGTTTGGTATAATAGATAAATTGGAGAATTAAAATGTCATCTATTGATCTCAGTAAGAAATACGAAAAGCGTTGGCAAGCAGTTAAAAAATTTGTCGAAACTAAAATTAATCCTATTCTTATAGATGAACAATATGTTGCTGCTTTGGATGGCGAAATAATTAATGTTCATCAGCAATTAGAGATTGATAATGAAGCAAAAGAAATTATAATGAGAGATCGTAATTGTTCACATGTAATTTATAATTGCAATCCTAAATATGATGAAGGTGCACATACTCCAATAAGAGAATCGATTAAAGAACTTAAACAAAGAATTCAAATTTTTAAAAAGGTAAAATATTAATTATAGATGATTTAGAATAAATTGGATAAACGGTGAACACCATTACAACTATTAGCTATTCAAATTCTTTAAACTGACACAGTAATATGAATACTTGCAAAACTTGTAATCATAAGAAAAATCCAGATGGTGGACATTGCTATATGTTGTTTAAGAACGAGCTATCTGAAAGATGTATGCAACATACTGGATTTCATTCTTTAAAACGACAATTTTCTGATAAGGCATTAACTAAAATATTATTTGATATTTATGATATAATAAAACATTAATAATAGGTAATTATAAAATGAGATTTTTATATTTTTATGTATCGTGTATTTTTTGTTTCATTCTAGGCTTTATATTTAACACAAATTGGTGCCAATTGATGGGGTGCAACGAACTTTATAAAGCAGATTGGTATACAATTGGGGTTATAATATTGATAATGATTCTATTTCCAATTAATGCATATTTAAATATTACTAAACGATAAATAAATGGGTCTTTAGCTCAGCGGTGAGAGCGGCGGACTCCTATATAATTATAAATAGCATATAAAAGGAGGGTAGATATTATGCTATTATGTAATTTTTGTTATAAAGAATGTAAGAATTCTAATTCACTAAAAAATCATGAGAGACGTTGTAAAAATAATCCTAATAGACAAGTACCAAGACCAAGTGATAAATGGTATGAAAGTATGCATTCTAGAAAAGGACATGGTTCTAATCAATTCACAAAAGCTAAAGAAACTGGAATTCCTGTTTTCATTAGTGATGAATCAAGAGCAAAGATGGGTAAAAGTGGAAAAAATAGAATATGGACAAAAGCTCTTAGAGAACAACATTCTAGGGCAATGAAGTTGGCTGTTAAAAATAATCCAGAATCATACACATCTTCTAATAGAGGAAGAGCAAAACAAATAACAAAATATGGTTTAAAATTTATTGGAAAATGGGAACTTGAGTTTTATGAATATTGCTTAAATAAATCTATAATTATAGAAAGGTGTTTTAATTCATTTGAATATGAATGGAATGGAATTAGACAGTACTATCCAGATTTTTATTTACCACAATTGGATGTATTTATTGAGGTTAAAGGATACGAAACAGACAGAGATAGAGCAAAATGGCAACAATTTCCAAGAAAATTAATAGTTATTAAGAAAAAAGAAATCGCCGAAATACGAAATGGAACATATGCGGGTTTGCAATTTAATGATAAAATACCGAACTCATAATTCGAAATATGTCGGTTCAAATCCGAGAGGGCCCACCAAACACAAAGGAAGATATAATGGGAAATAATCTACATTGGAGATAATTTGAAGGTGAATATGGAATGTGTGAAGTTTACGAATGGAGGAAATAATGAATAATATGGTACGAGTATTAATGAAACGTGAAGATATGACAGAGCAGGAAGTCATTCAGTGGATCAAAGATGCAACAAAAGATATGTCTGATCCAGAAGAGCTTCTTTATGAAGAATTTGGTTTAGAACCAGATTATATTTTTGATTTGTTGGAGTTTGTATAATTATGAAACATATACCTATTAATAGAGAATTAGTTAAAGAATCATGGAAAGGATCTTCAGATCCAAATGATTTATCTGGTATTGCTACGTTTGTAGTAAATAGTCAAGAATTTAGTTTTAAGTTAGAAAACTTTAATGATTTTCAGAAAATAGGAACTATATTAGATATTGTTTCAGATATGATTAGTTATAGAATTAAATCACGTATTTTAAATAAAATTGAAAAAGTTATTAAAGAAAATTAAAATTATTGAAGGAGATATATTATGAGTGGTGGTGTATTTGATTATGCATATATGTATGTGTCTAGATTTGCTGATGAGTTGGAATTGAAAATAGAAAATAGAAAAACAGCAAATGAATGGGGTGAAACGTATTATGATTATTCAGATGAAGTTATCAATAAACTGAATGAAATTTTAAAAGATGCAAGACGTATTTCTTCTCTAATGAAAGAAGTGGAGTGGCTTTATTCTGGTGACACAGGTGAAGACACATTTTTAGAAAGAGTTAATAGGATTGAGAAAAATGGATTTTAGAACTGAATCGCAATATATTCAAGAATTAGAAGAATTATGGCAATTATTGAATTTGTATAAACAACATGCATTACGATATGCTTGGTTGAGAAATCGATTACAAGTACGACATGAGAAAATGCCATTATCTGGAAAAAAACGTGTTCGTTTAGTTATACGTAAAGGTTATGAATTTATTGATGGAGATGACCCATCTGAATCAAAATTTATAGATCAAAAACTTTTTGATGAATCTGAACGTGTAGCAGTCGATGCTGTTATTGATTCTGCTATTAAAGCTTCTATTGATAAAGTAATGATAAAATCAAAATAAAAATGAAAACTGCTAAAATTTTTGAGAATGATACCATTAAGAGTCTTATCTCTGACGATTATAACTTTAGATTTAATAAAGTGTCAGGTTATTTTGCACGTTGGGGTAAAACGTTTGATGATGATCCAAAATGGTCTCCATTTGGTCCGGAAATCCTAGATCTAGAAGTATCCACGGTCTGCTCTGGTACAGATCAAGGTCCATGTAAACATTGTTATAAATCAAATACCCCAAAGGGTGAGTACATGTCTTTTGAAACATTTAAATCTATTTTAGATAAAATGCCAAAGACATTGACGCAAATTGCATTTGGTATTGGTGATATGGATAGTTGTCCTGATCTTGTTAAGATGTTTGAATATTGTAGAGAAAATGGAATTATTCCAAATATTACTATTAATGGTTATGGTTTGACAGATGAATGGGTTTCTATCCTTGCTAAATATTGTGGTGGAATTGCTGTTAGTTTATATCATGATAAGGATGTTTGTTATAACGCAATTGCTAAACTGAATGAAGCAGGTATTGTTCAATGTAATATTCACCAAGTTGTTGCTGAAGAAACATTAGAAAAATGTCATCACCTAATTGAAGATGCTGCTAATGATGAACGACTTAAAAATCATCTAAAAGCAGTAATGTTCCTAACTCTTAAACCAAAAGGTAAACGTAATGGAATGAACATTGTTAAAGACGTTGCAAAATATAAAGGTTTAATTGATCATGCATTAGATATGGGAGTACAGATTGGTTTCGATTCATGTTCTGCTCCAATTTTTCTACAAGCAATGAAGTATGATAAGAATTTTGATAAGTATGTCCAAATGGTTGAGTCATGTGAAAGTGGATTGTTCTCAAGCTATATTAACGTAGATGGAGTGTATTGGCATTGTTCATTTACTGAAGATCAACCAGGTTGGGAAGGTATTAACGTACTTGAAGCAGAAGATTTTGTCAAAGATGTTTGGATGGCAAATGAGACACGTAAATTTAGGGATAAATTAATCAAACAAGACAATTCACATATTTGCAACGATTGTCGTTTGTGTCCAGTTTATGATTTGTATAATTCTGATATCGGTAATGCATCTAATACAACATATCATCAAATTAGAGAAATTAAAGCCGAACAAAGAATTGAATTTAGAGCTAAATGACACGGAGCCACAAACAGAGAGGATACACAATGAAAGTATACGAACGAATCTTCCTGAAAGATTGGCATATTGAAGAAGAAAAATGATAACAAGCATGAAAAATATACTTAATATATGATATTGTACTAGAATATTAATAAGGAGAAATTAAAAATGAAAATCAGAGCAGGATTTGTGAGCAATAGTTCATCATCAAGTTTTATTGTTATCAATTCTGATAAAATAGACAATTTTAATCCAAAAATTTTTAAATGGGATGGAGATCATATTGTCGTCGATGATGACTTTGGTGAAACAGAATTTGGTTGGCAAGAGAAAATATATAATGATGTTGGAAGTAAAGTAATATTTTCATATTTACAAGCATTGTATTCAGGAGAACTTAGTGATCAAAGAGTACAGATGTTAGAAAATGTACTTAAAGAATATACAGGTGCTAAAGGTATTATTTGGAAAATTAGTATTCATGATGATGAACAATCAGGCCTTATATATAGTTATATAGATCATCAATCAAATGCAACTGAAGATATGAATACAGAAATGTTTGATAGTAATGAACATCTAAAATCATTTTTATTTAATGATAAGTCATTTATACATAATGACAATGATAATCATTAATCTAATGATAGAATATTTAACAAACATTGTTAAAATAGGAGAGATGTCTAATGAAGATTAGAATGGGTTTTGTTAGTAATAGTTCTAGTTCTAGTTTTATAGTTGCTGTTCCTAAAAACATGGAATTAAATGTAGAAAATGTTATTTTTATGTTGTGGCCAGATGTTAAGGATCATAATAATTTAAAATTTAATTATTATTCTGAAAATAGCGTAAATGCTATTGATGTAGCTATAAGAGTTTTAGATGATTTAAAGTTGGCCGAAAAAGATAAAAATAACGAAAAAATGATTAAAGAATCTTTAAATGGATTGTATTATAAAAATAACATTCTTTTTAAAGATGTTGGCTCACCTCCAACAATTACAGATGATTTATACAAATTGCCAGTTGAGGAATTTAAAAATATTTTAGATAAATTTGAAAAGGATAGAGATGAATTTAATAGTAAAATTTATGATATATTTTTAAAACATAATTCAGATTGTGATATTTACGTTTTAAATTATAGTGATAATAATGGTGAATTTGAAACTATTATGGAACACGGCGGAATATTTGATGATATGATAAAACGTGGGAATGCATTAATGATAAATAATCACTAAGGAGAAAATATCTGAATAATCATGTTGATATAAAAATGTTTATTAATGAACTAAAAGTATGATATAACATTAATATTATTAATGAATAAATAAAATTAAAAAATGAGGTAGCATAATTTGAAAACTAAAATATTATTTAAAGATTATGAAGAATTAAAAAATTATGTAGGTAAAGAAATAGGAAAAAGTGAACAATTTCTAATAACACAGAAATTTGTAAACGATTTTGCATTTGCTGTATATGATACTCAATGGATACATATTGATCCAGAAAGATGTGAAAAAGAATCTCCATTTGGATCAAAACCAGTTATGCATGGATTATTAGGAATTGCTTTATTAACACATCTTTATAAAGAAACGCTTGAATTACCACCATTTTCTGCACAAATAAATTGTGCAATTGAAGATGCTAAATTTTTAAAACCCGTATTTGTTGGTGATGTTGTTTATGGAACGTTTAAATTGCAAAAATTGGGAATAAGAAAAACTTTTTCACAATTAACATGGTTAAATAGTTTATACAATCAGAAAAATGAATTATGTTTATATGCTGTTATGTTAAATAGACGTTATCATTAAAAATGAAAATTTATTCTGTTGGTGGAGCCGTTAGAGATAAACTTCTAGGTTTTGATTCCAAAGATCGCGATTGGGTTATTGTTGGTGCTACTGAACAAGATATTTTAACTCTTGAATCCCAAGGTTATACTCGTGTTGATACTGACTTTCCAGTTTATCTTCACCCTGAAACTAAAGAAGAATATGCTCTAGCTAGGCGAGAGCGAAAAAATGGGATAGGTTATAATGGATTTTCTTGGTCAACTGAAAATGTGTCACTTGAAGAAGACCTATCTAGGCGTGATCTTACGATCAATGCTATGGCTATCTGTCCTAATACCGGTGAGATTATTGACCCATTTGGTGGTCAAAAAGATCTAAAAGATGGTATTCTTAGACATGTATCAGCAGCATTTGCTGAAGATCCTTTACGTGTACTTAGAGTTGCACGATTTGCTGCTCGTTATGGATTCAGTGTAGATCCTGATACTATGTCTCTAATGTCACGTATGGTGACAATGGGTGAACTTGATCATCTAACACCTGAAAGAGTTTGGAAAGAATTAGAAAAACTACTTCTTGAAAATGATATGATTTGGGGACTTGAAATTCTTGACCAATGTGGTGCTCTTAATCGACTTTTTGGATTTGAATTATTAGACACTGATAAAAAATTACTAGATAAAGCGATGTTAACAGATGCACCTATTGAATCACTTTGTACTGTTCTTTTTAGAAACTGTGATATCAATAAACTAGAAACGATTATAAAATTTCCATCTTCTGTTAAAGAAACAATAGAACTTTATCAAAAATATCATGATTTTATTATTGTTTTTGATAGACTTTTATCAAAAGAAAAAATTGATATTCTTAAAAATATAGGTGCTTTAAGGCAATCATTAACTTTTAAATATTTAATGATTGCCTGCGCTATAACATCTTCTTTTAGAGATGCTATGATAGATATTGAACAATCGATTATACTTTTAAAAAATATCAATTATGAAAAGCTTCTTAAGAATGTTCCAAATTCAGAAAAAGCTAAAGTTGTATTTAATAAACAGTTAACTATATTGGAAAATAAATATGTTATTTGAAATTTTTCATCAAAAACCAACAGAAACATTAATAAATTTTCTTGAGCTTAATCTTTTAGATTTAGTTGATGATTTAATAAATAAAGGTATTATTAACAATAATAATATTGATTATGTATATGATAAAATTTATCAAATTTTAAATGATTTTGATGAAAATATGTATATTTAATAATATTTTTTACATTTTTAATAAATAAAATTAAATATTTTATTAATACGTAGGGTAAAACAAAATGAAAAAAACATTTAAACAGTTTATTAATGAATCTTATTTAACTAAGCTATTTACAAAAGCTGAAGCTAAAGAGATTTTTGATTATCTAACAAATGGGACTGAACCAAGTGAATCTGCTGAAGAAAAATTATATCTTTATTTAGAAGATGAAATGCCATATTCAGTCAAAAAGGCTAGAGATAGTACACCAGAAGAATTTTATACTAAATATTTTAGTAAAATGTCAGAAAAAGAAATTAGAGATTGGATTAATGAACGTACAGAAAAATAAAGGAGATTAAATAATGAAACTTAAAGAACTTTTAAAAGAAGTATATAATATTGATGAATTGTCAAGTCATGCATCAAAATCTAAAAAAACTATTCAAAAAGTACGTGAAGTAACATCGAAAAAAGAAAATGTTATTGTTGATGATAAAGAATATAAAGTTGTACGTTCTTTACAACATTCAGAATTAAAAAAGGGAATGATTGTTTTAGCAACATATAATGCGTATAATCAAGGTGCTGAAGTTTATGAAATTTTAGGTTTAACAGATGATGATGAAAAATATGGTGAAGGTGGTATAAAATTTGATTCTGTTAGAGAATTATTAAAAAATAAAAATGCAAAATCGTTAAAAGAGTTAGAAGATATTCAATCAAAAAATAAATATGGTTATCATTCCTATTTATATGTTCGTGATTTAAACGATAAAGAAGAGGGTCCATGGTTTTATCTTTATAATGGATTTTGGTCACGCGGAAGTGGTGCAGAAAAATTATCATTCTGGTTATTAGAAGAGGTTTAATAAAGAAATATAAATTATGAAAATATCAGAATTATTATTTTGATAGACGTTCAATAGTAAATGGTTTAACAAAAAATGAAGCTATTTATTATCAAAAACGCGAATGGGAAAGATTAGCTAAAAATAAACGAACATGAAATTATTATAAATATTTTTAATATTTAAATATAGGAAATAACTGTTTACTTTTTAGAAAAATCTATATATAATACCAATATAGTAAATTTTTAATAGGAGCAAGCAATAAATGTTTAACATTACTTCAATCTCAATCATGACTATTCGGGTTACCGGAACAGGTCGTGTTGATCGCGATGAACGCGGGGAGGATATTTAATGTGAGCTCTAAGTTAAGATTTTTTATCTAAACTTAGGGCTTTTTTAAAAGAAGCCCTAAATTGTTTTATATGCGTGGTAAGTGTCATTGGTTACACGTCTGGCTTCCAACCAGAAATAAGGAGTTCGATTCTCCTACCCCGCACCAAATGTGTTAAGTTCTTTTACAATTTAGAGAAATATCCCATGAGGCAGCTAGTGACGCCATTGGGCCTCAAAAGGGACCGGGGGCAGAACTGGTACGGGATACCAAAAATATGGACCGTGAGCAGCTGGCGCAGGCGACCAGACCTTCAATCTGGGAAGAGGAGTTCGAATCTCCTACGGTCTACCAATATGTTATGCGTGTATAGTGTTTAATGGTTAGCACGAAACGTTGCCAACGTTTAAGTCCCAGTTCGAATCTGGGTACCCGCACCAAATTTTTTATTAGGTCTATTCGTATATGGGTTATTATGGTGGCTTGTCACGCCATTGAACCGGGTTCGAGTCCCGGATAGACCGCCATCTGAACCACCATAGTGTTAATAATGAGCATAATAGACTGTCAATCTATAAGGATGGGAGCATGACCCTTTGGTGGTGCCATCTCGATGTATACCCTCTGGCTACGAACCAGTTGAAAGGTTAATTGGAAACATGCAGGTTCGAATCCTGTCATCGAGGCCAATTCCGGAAGTATCTCCTCAGTCTTCGAAACTGTAGAAAGAGTAATGGAATCATGTAGGTTCAAATCCTATCTTCCGGACCATCTTTATTTCAATTTTATTTAATTTTGTTTAAAAAAATTAAAAATATATTATAAATATATTAATTAATTATTATGTAAAATATAAGGAATTCCATTATGAAGGTAAGTGAACTTTTAAATTTAAATGAACAATTAACAATACAATATACAATAATGCCAGATAGTTCTTTTAAAAAGATTGGTTATAAAGGAAAATTTAATTCTAAATATGAAGCAAATGTAGCATTACAAAAAGAAAAGAAAAAATATGGTAAGTCACCAATTGATCTTAAAATTGTTCATATTAGACCTGGAATGAAAATATTCGAAAAACTTAATCATTGGATAAGCAAATATTCAAAAGGTATAGATAAATTTATTTTATGGCAAGATGGACCTTATTATTATACCTTAAGACGTTCATTTCAATCTCCAAAAAGTGGTAAATTTGAAACAATTAAAACATTCAACGATATGAGTTTAGATGAAGTTGAGAATTGGTTAAGTAGTTCTGGGTATAAAAAAGAAAAATAAACATTGGAGGGTAATAAAAATGAAAGTATCTGAAATATTTGAATCTAAAAGTTATTATTTACCAAGTTATAAAAAAGAATTAGGAATTGTACGTGGTGCTGTTACTGACTGGTTAAATAGACTTGGTATCGAACAGGGCGATTTATCATTTTTTAATGAAGCTCTTGATAAATTAAAGAAAACGCAAACTTGGAAAGATGCATTAGAGTTAGGATTAGAATTTAATTCAACTGATAGGGAATTGCAAAATGGTACTTTATCATTTAAACAGAATATTAAATATTCTAATGGTAAAGATACTAATGATAACTATGTTTATAAAATTTATGGAAATGGTCAAATTAGACAACAGTCAAACCCAAATTATTTTACTGGTAAAATAGTACCATATAGACTTAAATCACCAAAACCAAAAATTGTTGCAGGAAATCCATTAAAAACAATGGTGTCATTGTGGGAAAATGCTCTTAAAGAAGTAATTAATAAATTTGAAAAAAAATTAAATAAGTAACATGTTTAAAAAAACATTTAAACAATTTATTTTAGAGAAAAAAAATATTAAATCGGTTTGGGTAATTCTTTACACTAAAGATAAAATTATATTAGGTAAAAGATCTCCATCTGTTAATAATCCAAATCAATGGAATTTTTTTGGTGGTAGTGTTGATGATGGTGAATCACCTATTGATGCTGCTATTAGAGAATTAAAAGAAGAAACAGGTTATGTAATATCACCATCAAATCTTAAAGAAATAGCTATTATTGATAATTCTATATATTATGCTGCAAAGATAAATGATCCACAAAATGTTAAAACATCAAAAGAAACTAGTAAAGTTAAAAGTTTTAAATTAATAGATTTACCAAATAATTTACATTCTAAAACTGAAAACTTTTTTGATAGATTAGATAAGATTTTAGAATAATGAAATTACTCGAATTATTTGAACAAAAATTATTAATCTAATTTTATCTGGAAATGAAATTACAAGAACTATTTTTAAAAGAAGAAGAACATAAAGTATTAACCAATAAACAAGAAATAAAGGATTGGTTAAAAAAGATGAACATTAAAAATTATATAATTCATGATAATGGTATAGTTGATGTTAATGGAGATGTTAATATTTCTAATAGAAATTTAACACATATACCAGTCCAATTTGGTGAAGTAGATGGTAATTTTTATTGTCAACGTAATAAATTAACATCATTAAAAGGTGCTCCAAGAGAAGTAGGTGGTAGTTTTGATTGTTATGGTAATAAATTAACATCATTACAAGGTGGACCAAGAGAAGTTGGTGGTAGTTTTGATTGTCATAATAATCAATTAAAATCATTACAAGGTGGACCAAGAGAAATTGGTGGTTATTTTGATTGTCATAATAATCAATTAAAATCATTACAAGGTGGACCAAGAGAAATTGGTGGTTATAAAATTATTACAAGGTGGACCAAAAAAAGTTGGTGGTAATTTTGATTGTTCAGATAATCAATTAACATCATTACAAGGTGCACCAAGAGAAGTAGGTGGTAGTTTTTATTGTAAAAATATCAAATTTAAATCAGAATCAGATCATTCATTTATTAATATTGGTGGAGAATTTATTTGGAAATAACATTAATTAAAGAGAAATTATTAATTATTTTTGAATAGGCGATTTAAAAAATAGTTTACTTTTTTGAAAAACATGATATTATTATAAATATGATGTAAATACAGCTTAATTTTTTAAAAAATTTAGGAAAAAATAGTTTACTTTTTTGAAAAAACGTGATATTATTATAAATATAACATAGATACAATTTAATTAAAAGGAATTTTAAAGTAAATGAAACAAGCAACTTATTGGTTACCATCATTATGTACAATGCTTCTAGTGAGCTTTAGTTCATATGCGCCTATGCGACTAAAGGAGCTCGGTTAAAAGAGATAAATATCTCATGAAATTTAAAAACCGGGCTCCATAAAAAGGAGCCCGGTTTGATTTTAAGGAGATATTAAAAATGAAGAAAAGTATAGTATCAAAAGATTTAAGAACACCAAAATATAAAATGCGTGTTTTTAAATCTAAAAAAGGAAAAGGTTCTTTTAAAAGAACTAAAAGAGTAGTTATAGATTAACGTCACTTGGCAGAGAAGTTATGCACTTCGCTCATAACGAAGACTAGATAGGGGCAGTACCTATAGTGACGACCAATAAGTAATACGTGCATATATACGCAACGAGGGTGTTGTTCAGCACGTTAAAAAAGAACTAAACGGGCGGCGGCGAGGATGAAACCGAAAGGGAGTAAAATTCGTCAGTGTTGAGACAGTCAACACATAAAAACGGGTTGCTAGTTCAGTGGTAGAATGGATGTCTCCAAAACATCAGATCAGGGTTCGATTCCTTGGCAGCCCGCCAAAAACATAATGGGCTTCGGGAATGCTTGGGGTGTTCGCCGCACTTGCAATGCGGATATTCAGCAGGGTTCAAATCCCTGGAGGTCCACCAATTATTAAATAATCTCGCCTAGTTGACGAACTAGGGAATGATTACACTAATCTGTGGCCACTGGTAGACAATAATAATGTAATAATAGTGCTGTGCAATTGATACGAGGTAGTTGAAATATGCAAGGTGAGCTAGTCTGGTGATTTCAGCGACTGCCTGAAGAGCAGTAAAACCAGGTTCGATTCCTGGACCTTGCACCAGAGTATTAGGGAACAAATTGGTGTGTCCGCCTGCTTGATCGACCAAAGCGTTAACGTAATCTCAATTTACAAGTATGGACAACTTGTATAATCAAATTGAGAGGACATATCTATGAAGTCCTTAAACCCATGTGTCGATTAATACTCTTTTAAATGCCTCGTTAGCTCAATAGTAGAGCATTCGCCTTACAAGCGAAGGGTAGAAGGAGCGTAACCTTCACGAGGCACCAAATGATTATATGGGGTATTAGAGTGTTAAGGAGACACTGGAGTCTGTAAAACTTATGCTTCGGCCAGCTAGGATCGTTACCTAGATACCCCACCAAAATATTATATGTAAAAAATAACCAAGTAGCTCAGAGGAAGAGCGTTTGCATGACATGCAAAAGGTCGAGATTTCGAAATTCTTCTTGGTTACCAGTTAATGCAGCAGCGGGGGAGTTTAGAGAGCCTCACCGGACTGTAAATTCGGCGCCTTAGTGCTGAGTAGGTGCAAATCCTACCTGCTGCACCAAAATATGTTATAATTCTATAAATACTTATAAATATTAACATATTAATTGTTCTAGTAATGGAGATATAGAATGAAAGTATCTGAATTATTTGAAGCTTCAAAACCAGGTAGAGCATGGAATAATAAATTATCAAAAATTGATAAATTAATGGCATGGATGTATGATAAAAATATTTTATCAAAAACAGATAAAGAAAGAAAAGATAGAGTTTTTTATCAGTACTACAAATATTATAATGATGGAGTGATACCTGGATATTTAAAAAATAAAGGATTTAGCAAATATTCAAATAAAAACGAATTAGAAACAGAATTAGAAAAACATCTTGAAGATTTTATTAAAGAAATGCTTTCTAAATATCTTCCAAAAGTAGATAGAAAAGATTTTAGAATTGACAATACTATTGATATATTAAATCGTATTTTAGAATCAGCTGAAAATCATGATCCTCATGGATTAATAACTTATTGGTATAAGAAATATAAAAAATACGATGAAGGATTTTTAAATCAAATAGATGAAATACGAAAAAAATATGACATTGTTAAATCAAAATTAGATTCTGAAAGTCCAGATACATCAAATATGGTTTTATCATATCGTGTAGATAAAATGAAAAAAGATAAAACAATAACACCAGAATCTAAAAAACTTGTTAATGATTTATATATGTCAATGGATTCTTTAGGTGTCTATGTTAAGAATCTAATTAGATCATTAGAAGATATTAAAAATAATTTAGTTTAAAATTAAAATTTTTAAATTTTTTCGGTGTGTAGGCTAGCTCGGTTAAGTCGCCTGCTTTGGGAGCAGGAAACCGCAGGTTCGAATCCTGCCACACCGACCATTAAAAAAGATATTATATTAAAATTTTGGAAGTTTGCCAGAGAGGCCTATTGGGACTGTTTGCTAAACAGATCGACCGAAAGGTCACAGAGGTTCGAATCCTCTAACTTCCGCCATTATGTAAAAGAAGTTGCCTAGCCGAAATGCTAGGTGGAGTGTGCAAGCACGTAGTAAATCTTGCCTTTGGCGCCGGACCATTGCTCCTACTCGGATGAGTATCCGGCAAGAACAAAATGGAGATGTGACTGAGTCTGGCTTAAGGTACTTGTCTTGAAAACAATGGGTCCTCCAAAAAAAGGACACGTAGGTTCGAATCCTACCATCTCCGCCAAAAAAATTTAACATTATATTCTGGGCCATAAGAAGATAGAGTAAGAATTAATAATAAAAATATGGAAGGTTCCTCTAGCGGCTATGAGAACTGCCTCGAAAGCAGTAGACCAGCAATGGTCTCGTGGGTTCGAGTCCCACACCTTCCGCCATTGCTCCTGTAGTATATTGGTGTAATACACATCTTTGGTAAAGATGAAAAGAAAGTTCGATTCTTTCCTGGAGCACCAAAATTGACGAGGTGGTATAGTGGTTGTGCCTGGGTCTGCAAAACCCAAGAGGTGGGTTCGATTCCCGCCCTCGTTTCCAAACAAAAATTGCCCTCATGGCTTAGTTAAATTGGCACAGACGACTGGCTCAAACCCAGAGCTTTTACAGGTTCGAATCCTGTTGAGGGCACCATTAATGCGTAGGTGGTGGAACTGGAATACACTCTGGTCTTAGAAGCCAGCGCCGAAAGGATTGAGGGTTCGACTCCCTCCCTACGCACCAAAATATTTCCTAAATATATGTAACTTTTCTCTCCTAGGAGTATTAATTATATAGATACAGATAATTCCGTTTGTATCTAATTAATATAAGGAGATCTAATATGAAAAATTCACTTCTAGTTTCAGCTTTAGTCATCACATTTGGTATTTCTTCAGTTTTAGCAGCTGATGCACCTAAGACTGCTCCTGCTGTTCCTGCTGCTTCTACAGCTGTCGCACCTACACCAGCAAAAGCTGAGCCAGTAAAGAAAGCTGTTAAAAAATCTGCTAGTAAAAAAACTAACACTAAAAGTAAAGCAAAAGTCGAAGCTAAGCCAGCTAAATAATAGAATTATTTTTTTATTAACTGGTACAAACAATCAAGAATTAAATGATATAGATATAGATTTTGATGTTTTGTTACAATCTAAATCTATACGATTAGTTAAACATAGAGAAGAATTAGATGATATTATTAAGATAAGATTGTTTTTAGCTAGAATAAATGCGTTAAAACTATACGATAAAAAGTATGGTTGAGATAAAAAGCGAACTTGTAGTTCGCTTTTTATTTTTTAAATTTAGTATATAAATAATGCTATAGAATGATATATAATATTAATACTGGGTTGGTTTGAGAGGTTAGACATCTCCTTTATTTTGTAAAATGGAAGGTTCCTCTAGCGGCTATGAGAACTGCCTGGAAAGCAGTGGACCAGCAATGGTCTCGTGGGTTCGAGTCCCACACCTTCCGCCCCCGAAAGTAAAATTATGTGAATTATTTAGGAGAAGGAATTAAAATGTCAGAACAAATACAAAATCAAAATCAACTACCAACAAAAACAATTAGAAAAAATATTATTGTTGTTACACTTTTATATTGTTGGTCACTTATAACATGGTTAATAATAAATGGAGAACCAACAAATTCATTACATACATCTGCATTAACATGGGCTTTTAGTATTTCATTAACTGTTACTATGGCATATGTATTTGGTGTAATAATTGATAATTTTAATATTTTAAAATCAGGAAAAAATATTCAATTACATGAATAAAACGATAATTATATAATTTTAATTATTCAAAGTATATATTTATTACCTATTATAATAGGAGACAAAATTATGAGAGTTTCATATTGGAGTTGTTCTAAATTTTCTAATTGGTTAAAAAAATTGGGAGGTATTGATCCTAAACCTTTAGCAGCAGACGCAAAAGGTTGGAAAGAATATCATAAAAAAGCTAAAGAAAAAAATAAATTTTTATATTGGTTATCTGAAGATGGTTTAGATTTACTTCAAGATATAGTCTATTGGCCAAAAGATAAATTAGATAATTTTGCATATTGGTTTAACTTACGTTTTATTTCACCATCTCATATAATTAATACTCGTTTATCAAAAGGTTCATGGCATGAAACAGAAGAAAAAATGTTACATGGAATGTTTGAACTTTTAGTAGATTTTGTTGAAATTGAAAAAGCTAGTTTAAATATGTGGTGTGATAATTCTAAAAAACCATGGTATGTCAAATATTTACCATATTTTATACATAAATTTATTCCTATTAGAAGTCAACAATTAGGCGTCGATTATCTTTTATGGGAAACAAAATTATTAAAAGATGATAATTGGTTTGGTTATACTTGGTTGGAAGAAAAAGAAGGAAAAGATGTAGTAGATGAAAAAAGAAAAAATAATCCTGAATATATGAAACCAACACATCAGGCTGAAGCTGCATTAGAAATTCTTGATCTTTATGTTTGGTGGAAATTTATTCGACCAATGAGAAAAGATCCAATGGATGAATCTGGATATACTGAGTATTATAATTCAAAATACAAAAATGGAAAAAATAGTATCATTGATATGATAGAAGATAATGATGAAAAAATAGATGAAGAATGGAAAAAATGTCAAGATAAAATGATTGAAATAGAAGAATCTTATATTAAAGAAGATGATGAAATGTTAGAACGTTTAATTAAAATACGTCGATATTTATGGACATAAATTATTTTTAAATTTTAATAGTTTATGTCTATTTCTTTTTGATAATTTATATTGTCTATTTTTTATATAAATTATGAAAGCTTACTTGATTATTGAATGTAAAACTAAAGATAATAATTTACACACAATTAATTTTTCATTTGATTTTTCAGATGATAATGAAAGGGGAGAATTTGTTGTAATTGCATTAAGATTAATGAAAGGTGGATATGTTTCTTTAATAGAAACTTCTAAACAAATAGCAAAATTTTCAGAAGGTAAAATTATTATTAATCCTATTCATATTAATACGGTAGAGACATATTGTCTTTTTGATAATGAAAAATATACTCTTTCTAAAATGTTAAAAATTGCTGGGGAATGTGATATGCGAAAATTTAACAAAATAGATTGGGTTAAAATTAGAAAAAGTATATAATCCAGAGACACTAGGATGATCTCAGAGACTCCTAGAATATTATTCTTATATAGTAATTTTAAATATATAAAATCTATTTATTAATTAATAAAAATATTTATCAAAATAACTGTTTACTTTTTGTTTGATATTAGATATAATATCTACATATTTTAAATAAAAACTCTGTCGCTAAGGGCCGACAAAAAATTGAGTATCTCCCAGTACTCAATTCAACAAATCGGCCGCTGTGGGAGCAGAAATCGGAGCGACTATAACTTTACAGCTTCGGGGGCAGAGTTTAAAAATACAGTTCATACTCAATTGCAGTTTGACTTATGGTCGTGATGATAATGAATGACTAAAGGATAGGTGTGATAAAGACCTTGTTGTGGGAAAATCAATATTATAATCACTTTTAATAAAAACCTTATTTTAGGGTTTTTATTAAAAATTTTTGAAATATCAATAAATAGATTTATGTTTAAATGGAGTAATATAAAATGGCTTTTATGATTAATACAAATAGAAAACAGACAGTGCAGATTAAAACTGCACAGGTCACTATTCGCACTATTGATCATAAACAAAATAGGGAATGGCCCTAAATAATATTATTCTCTTAAACACAAAAAATATATTTAGGGTCAAAACGAAAGTTTAGACCCTAAGTTGTTTTATAATACTGGTAAAAATGGTAACGAGAGCCAAAATCCACCAGATTAAAAATGGATTTAAATAGGCGGAAATCTGGAGAAGCTGCACGAGATGCAGATCAAAAGATTAAAAATAGATGTCCAGTGACCGGAGTTGGTAACGGCCCCGCCTGTTAAGCGGAGAGAGTAGAGATACTTACGCAGGTTCGATCCCTGCCTGGACAGCCAATCATAATGTTACAATTGAAAATGGAAAGCATTCGGCCCATGATGAAATTGGTATCATAATTGACTTTTAATCAATCTTTCTCAGTTCGAATCTGGGTGGGCCGACCAAAAATACAAAAAATGATGGAGGACAGGGGCAGTACTCTGCAGCCCCATCAAAATTTATTGTTCCTTAGCTCAAAAGTAGAGCGCACGACTGATAATCGTGAGACGAAGGAGCGTTACCTTCAGGAACAACCAAAGACACTAACAACAATTAAAAATTTTAAACTTTTATCATCTTTGAAAAGAAAAATGTGTTTTGACAATTGGGGTCTGGTGTAATTGGCAGCACCTCACTCTTTGACAGTGATAGTCTCAGTTCGAATCTGGGGGCCCTAGCCAAGTTATTAAAATCTGATATAAAAAGTAAATTTTTAACTCTAGAGAAAACTAGAGTTTCTATGGTGTATGAAGAGCAAAGTGGTCGCGCCCTGTGTCTGTGAAACACAGTTCCTAAAGGATATAGCCGGTTCGAGTCCGGCCATACACCCCAAAAAATTTTAAATAATATGTATTAAATAATTTGTATATTATTATAATTATATATTATTAAACATGTATTCCAACCAACCAAATACTACTTACGATACCGAATGAACGAAATCTTGTTCCTAATGAGATTCTAATATCAAGGTTTGATTCTTGTTGTTGATACTAATTAAAATAGTAATTAAATTTTAATGTATAAAAAAATTAATTAATTTAATAAATAATTAAGAGTATTTTTATAAATTTATGGAGAAATTATCATGAAATTAATAAAAGAATTATTATCTGAGAAAATGTGGTCTGGTGATGTAGAAACAAAAAAGCATCCTCCCGAAAATTTATTTGCTAATGGTTCAGCTGAAGATATAGCATCTTGGTTAAAAAGTTCACACAAAGACTTAAAATCTGCCATGAGTGCATTGAATTTCTATATTAATAGAGCTGGTAAAAATTTAAGTACAGAAAGAAGATCAATATTAGAAAAAACAAAAGATATTTTGAGAAAAAAATTTGAATAAATGAAAATTATTAAATCTTTTTTATCTTTATTAGAAGGTGGTTGGGGCACAACACTCAATCAAAATACAAAATTGACTCCACCATTAGTTCGTAAAGTATTACATTTAACTGAAAAATTTTTTGATAAATATAATAAGTATGCAAAAAAAGAAGGTTTCAATGAAATAGAATTTATTGGTCCTGTTGGTTCAGTATCATATTATGATAAAGATGATCCTGAAAAAGAATATGGTGATATTGATTGTTTAATTAGTATACCAAAAGATGAATCAAAATCAGATTATAAAAATGTAAAAATAAATTATGACAATATTTTAAATTTTGTTGAAAAATCAAATTTACCATATATTGTCCCAGTTCCAGAATCAAAAACAGCTGGACAATTTATCATGATTAAAGATGGTGATAATTATGTTCAAGTTGATTTAATCTTTACTTTTACACATACAAAAGATTGGGCAAAAGCTAGATATAAACCTGAACATGGTGTTAAAGGTGCATTATATGGAAATTTATTATCATCATTAGCAGAAATTCTTAATTTATCAATTCAGGGTTATGGAGTACAACAAAAAACAAAAGATGGAATAGTTGTTCCTTTCAGAACACAAAAAGCAGATTTAAAAACTATTAGTATTAATCCTAAAGAATTTTTAATAGATATATTAATTAATATTGTTGGTAAAAATGCAAAAATTCATAATGATTTAAAAAAATATTCTGGTTTTAATCTTGAGAATGTTAAAATAGAAGATATTGCGAGAGGAATAAAAGGATTAGCAAAATCATTTACGTTAAATGATGCATATAATAAAGGTCAACTTAGAAATATTTCAGATGAAAATGATTTTTTAGAAAAAGTTGCATCAATATATAGAAAGAAAATGGATAAAGCAATAACAGCAACAAAATTTGATAAAGTTACATCAGAATACGGAAAAGAAAAAGCACAAAAGGTTAAACAACAATTTGATGAAGTATCAAAAAAGATAATAGATTTTCTTAAATCATAAAAGGATATATTGTATTTAAATTCACATTTCAATCAACAACCATAAAATTCCTATAAAAATTATATAGAAGCGATGATCAAAGATCTTATTTGTATAAATAAATATATGGTTAGGAAGTTCTTAGGCGGAACTCCAACCTCAGCTACAGGTGAACTGGGCTGTCCCATACAATTTTATTTATACAGAGCAAAATGATTCTTATGGCATACAAGTATCGGTTATATCCAACCAAAGAACAAGAGCAGTTCTTGTTGCAGAACTTTGGTGCAGTTCGTTTTGTCTGGAATCAACTGGTAGCTAACTTCAATTCTTGGTCTAAAGATGGACCAAACCAAACGGTCACAGAAAAGACCTTGAAAGATGATCCCAGATATCCTTGGTTGAACGAAGCCATCAGCTATGCACTTCAGCAAAAGCGAATGGACTTTGATGAAACCAAAAAGCAATTCTTCAACAAGAAACGAGCAGTTAAACTTGGGCGAATGAAGTTCAAACGTAAAGGTAAATCACGAGATTCATTCAAAATTCCCGCGGCATCATTGGGTGGAATGAAGGCGTTTGATTTAAATGCTGGAACAATCAAGCTCACAAAAATGACACCAATGAAAATGGTTGTTGATCGAAAGTTCCGTGGAGCGCCCAAATCAGTAACAGTTTCGAAAAACAAAGCAAACCAGTATTTTGTAAGCGTTCTGGTGGAAGAAGCAAAACCAGAACCTTTACCAAATACCTATCGTGCTGTAGGTATTGATCTTGGGTTGAAAGATTTGGCTGTTCTCAGTGACGGTCACAAACTAGCAAATCCAAGGTGGTTTAGAGAAAGCCAATCTAAACTAAAAAGAGCACAACAGCATTTGAGTCGGAAGCAAAAAGGTAGCAATCGCCGCAAGCAGCAACAGTTGAAGGTCAATCGCATATATTTGAAAATTTCTAATCAGCGAGAACACCTACAACATGAGTTTTCTAAATGGCTTGTCAAGAATTATGACTACATCTATCTTGAGGATCTAGCTATCCAAGGTATGATGCAGTCTAAGAACAAGACTCGAAACAAGAACATTGCGGATGCGAGTTGGTCTTCATTGGTATCTAAAATTGAGTACAAAGCAAATTGGTATGGCAAGGAATTTGCCAAGGTTGATCGCTACTTTGCTTCTAGTCAAATTTGTTCTACTTGTGGTCATCATGATGGTAAAAAATCGCTTGATGCCCGTCGTTGGACATGTCCCGTCTGTGGTGTAGTGCATGATCGAGACTTGAATGCTGCTAAGAACATCGAACAAGAAGCCTCTAGAGATCTTGTCAATTGGATTAAAAGAGGTGCAAGAGAATTAAACTCGGCCGAATCAGTCGAGAACAGACACAGAGAGGTCATAAGTCCAGTGGTCGGTACGACATTGGCTGCTTCGTTGAAGTGTCCAGTGGTTTTATAGAATTTTGTGAAATCACATGATTATGAATAATAGGAGAAAAGATGGATTTCAATACACTTAAACAAAAACTTCAAAAAAAATATTCAACAAAATTTCAAGATCAATTTTCAGAAGAAATATGGCAAACAACATACAAAGATTAAATAGGAGAAAAGATGGATTTCAATACACTTAAACAAAAACTTCAAAAAAAATATTCAACAAAATTTCAAGATCAATTTTCAGAAGAAATATGGCAAACAACATACAAAGATTATAATGATAAAACAATAGATGATACTCTTTTTAGAGTCGCAAAAACAATAGCATCAGCAGAAGAAACTGAAGAAAAGCGTATCGAGTGGACCGAAAAATTTTATGATATGCTTAGTGAATTTAAAGTTACTGCTGGTGGTAGAATTTATGCAAATGCTGGGACAGAATGGAAAGGTACAACATTTATTAATTGCTTTGTTGCACCTAGAGCAAATAATGATATAGACTCATTAAGTAATATTATTAAAACATTAAATGATCAAGCACAAACACTCAAAAGTGAGGGTGGATGGGGAGAAAATTTTAGTTGGATAAGACCGCGTGGTGCTTTTATTTATGGGATTGGCGTTGAAACGCCAGGTGCTGTAAAATATATGGAATTATTTGATAAATCATCTGATATTATTACTTCTGGTTCAGGTAAAAAATCAACACATGTAAAAGCGAAAGGTAAAATTAGAAAGGGCGCGATGATGGCAGTATTAGATGTTTGGCACCCTGATATTATAGAATTTATTACAGCAAAACAATCATCAGGAAGATTGACAAAATTTAATATGTCAGTAAATTGTTCAGATGAATTTATGTCAAAGGTTATAAAAGCATTAGAATTACAAAAACAAATTGATTCATTATCAGATGATGATGAAAATAAACAAATTTTAATTAAAGAAAAAGAAGAAATTGATAAATGGAATTTACGTTTCCCAGACACAAGTCATCCAAAATATAAAAAAGAATGGAAAGGTGACATTAAGCAATGGGAATCAGCTGGGTATCCAACAATAGTGTATCAAACAGTATCAGCAACTTGGCTATGGAATTTAATTATGGAATCAACATATAATCGCGCAGAGCCAGGTGTTTTATTTTTAGATCGTGCAAATTATTTTAATCCATTAAATTATGCTGAAACAATTTATTCGACAAATCCATGTTTAACTGGTGATACTTTAGTCACGACAGATAAGGGTGAAATATCATTTTTTGAGTTGGCCAAAAGGTTTAAATCTGGTGAAAGCTTCAAAGTATTAACAATGAATATTGACACACAAAATACAGAATTTGAAGATATAACTTTTGTCGACAAAACACGTAATAATGCTAATGTTATCGAATTAGAATTAGAAGATTCTACAGTCATTAAATTAACACCAGATCATAAAGTCTATACTGAAAATCGTGGGTATGTTAATGCATCTGACTTAACAACAGACGATATTTTAATAGGTATTTAAAATGTCACATAGGTTTATAACTTCCATAGATGTTAAAAAAAGAACAAGATATACCAATTATTATAATTGACAACATTAATGATTATTGTGAAAGTTACAAAAAGGAAAAAGCTATATGGAAACAAACAACAACCTCCGCAAATTAAAAATTAAATCTATAAAAATAACTGAAAATCAAGATGTTTTTGATTTAACTACTACCAAAAATCATAATTTTTTTGCAAATGGAATTTTAGTTCATAATTGTGGTGAACAAATGTTGGCTCCAGGTGGTATTTGTTGTTTATCTTCATTAAATTTAACTCAATTTATTAATGAAGATTGTACAGATTTTGATTATAAAAAAATAGCAAAATATACAGGTTATCTTGTTCGTTTCTTAGATAATGTTAATACTTTATCTAATGCACCACTTCCTGAATATGAATATTCAATGAAAAATAAGCGTCGCATTGGTATTGGTATTCTTGGTTGGGCATCATCATTATTTATGTTGAAAATAAAATTTGGTTCTGATAAATCACATGAATTGCGTGAAAAGGTTATGTCTACCATAGCTAGAAGTGCATATATGTCATCTATTGATTTAGCAGAAGAAAAAGGAATGTTTAAATTATGTGACCCACAAAAACATTCTGAAAATCCATTTATTCAATCATTAGGTCTATCAAAATCATATATGGAAAAATTAAAAACTGTTGGAATTAGGAATAGTTCATTATTATCGATACAACCAACAGGAAATACTTCTATATTAGCAAATGTTGTATCTAGTGGATTAGAACCAATATTTATGCCAGAATATATAAGAACGGTTATTGTTCCATCTATTCCAGAAGATATGATTGAAGAAACACCTAAATGGTACGATGGTGAGTGGCATGAAACAAAAATTTTTAAATTCACAAAAGAAGGTGATGAAGAAATTCTTAAAGGAAAACATAATGGTATAGTTTATAAAATCGATAAAAATAGAGGATTGACTAAAGAGGTTACGTGTTCTGATTATGGTGTTAGATATTTAAAAGAAAAAAATGAATGGAATCCAAAAGCACCATGGGCTGTTACTGCATTGAATGGATTGACTGTTGAAGATCATGTTAATGATTTAGTTGGATTTGCAAGATGGGTTGACAGTGCTATGTCAAAAACTGTCAATGTTCCACATGAATATCCATTTGATGATTTTAAAAATGTTTATTTAGATGTTTATAAATCTGGATATGTTAAAGGTGTAACAACATACAGAACAGGTACAATGACAGCTGTACTATCTTCAAAAGAAACAGATAAAAATGGTTATGATGAGGAAATTATTTTAGATGATGTAATTCTTCCAGAAACTGCAGAAGCATCAATGAAAACTTTACGTGCTGAAGGAAGAAAATGGTATCTAACTGTTGTTTGGAATGAAACACGCACTAGACCATTTGCATTATTTGTTCATACAAATCATCATGAAAAAAATGTTATAACATTAGATGCTATTGATAAATTGACAGAATTAGCAAAAAGAAAAAATATTAAACAAGAGCATATAGATAAAGTGTTAGAAAAAATTAAATCAAATGATAATGCTTCTAAAATTGCTAGAATGATTTCTTTAAATCTTAGACATGGAGTATTAATCAAAAATATTGTTGCAACACTTGATAGCATTAAAGATGTTTATGTTGGAAGTTTTATTTTCCAGATTAAAAAATTTCTAGCATCATTTATTAAAGATGGTGAAATAGTTGAAGGTGCAAAATGTACAGAATGTGGAAGTGAAAAGGTTGTATATCAAGAAGGATGTCATAAATGTATGCAATGTGGTTCTAGTAAATGTGGATAAAATATTATTGATTAATATTATAAAAAATAATTAACACTTTTTATTGATTTTATGATATAATATTTTCATTGTTTTTCCTATATTTAGAGGATATAATTAGAGATGATAAAATTTTTTACAAAGGAAAAGAAATTCACGGTTCTTTAATAAAAAATGTTATCAATATTAAAAATGGGTTTTGACGTATCGCGATACGTAAAATTTTTAGAGTTGCTAATACAAAATCCAAGTTCTTCATCTGTCAATGAATTATGGGATTTTATGGAAAATAATAATTTACCAATTTCAGAAGACGGACATCTTTTAGCATATAAAAAAGTTAGATTTGATTTCAAAGATATTTACACAAAATCTAAAGTGTTATCATAGTAAAACGTATTTACTTTTTAATAAAACTATGATATAATATTCTCTGTTAAGAATAAAGATTAATAAATATATAATGCTGCCTTAGCTCAATTGGTAGAGCAACTGATTTGTAATCAGTAGGTTGTCAGTTCAAGTCCGACAGGCAGCACCAAAGATCCTCGGTAGCTCAGCTGGTAGAGCGACGGACTGTTAATCCGTGTGTCCCTGGTTCGAACCCAGGCCGAGGAGCAAATGAATTGATTAACTAGAGTATAGCGGTGGGTTTTTAAAACCCGTTGAGGAAACTCAGGACACACTTGGAACTAATGGGAGACTAATAGTCGTTTGTACCATTAATAAATCGAAAGATTGAGTGTGCAACACAAATAGATCGAGGTAAGTTCCATCCTATGAGATCGGGTTGTGGCATAGATAAATTATACTCCTAGACAGAATCCTGGTTATCGGTTAATCAATAATAATATATAATTGGAGATCTATAATAATATGATATTTGAAAAAAAGGGTGAGTTTATTTGGGGTAATGAGGTAATACCAACTTCTGAATTTCCAGAAATTATTCCATCTGATGAAACACCTATTGAACCAGTGACATTATTTAAAAAACCACCTAATGATTTAGAAGAAGTATTTAATGCCGCTGATTTAATTAAGGATAAATATCCTCGTATTTTTGAAAAAATTGAACTTACGTGGGGTAGTATTGAATTAGATTCATATTTTAATAAATTAATTATTGATGATAGAGGAAATAGAAATGGATTTCCTAAGGATGTATTTAATGCATTATTGATATTAGCAAAAGCAAATAAAAAAGAATTACCAAAACAAACAGATAAAGATTTATGGTCAACATTTAATTATAAATAATAAATATACAGTAGAAATATTTTATTACATTATTTTATTTAAAGGAGAAATACTATGTTTAAAGTTACTAGAACAATCATAAGACAATCACCAACAGATCCAGGTTTAATAAATAGTGATACAATTTCAAATTTACATAATAATTTGATTTCTTTATTAAATCAATTACCACCAGATAAATTTATAGGTGTTGAAACTAATCACATTGATGATGTAACATCAACTATTACTTATATTTGGGCTGATGAGTCATATAGAAATGAATTTTTAAGTCAAAATCAAACATTAATTAATGATTTACAAAATGCTATTGATACTTATACTGCACAACATAATATTACTACTTATGTAACGACAGAAACTGTTTAAAAATAATGAGATTTGTAATAACAGGTATTGGTATCCATGATTCATTAGGATCTGATCCCAGTGAATGTTTTAATAATATTATTACAAATAATCAAAACTTAACATCCACGTCTAATATAGACTCATTAAAAAATAAAAACATAAAAACAAAATTCTGTTTTTTAGAAAAACAAATAGTTCCAGATTTAACAAAATATGGATATACTGAAAAAGAGTTAAGAAGATTAACTAATAATTCTAAAATTGCTTTAGGTGTTGTTGAACATGCTATTAAAGATGCAAACATAAATATTCACGGTAAAGAAGTTCCAGTTGTTTTTAGTTCTTCTACAAGAAATATAGCATTAGATTATTTAGATTATATTAATAATACCTTTGGGCGATTAAATCCTTTCATAGCATTAAATTATAGTTCAGATTTTATTTCAAATTGTATACAAACTAGATATAATTTAACAGGTCAGTCTTTAACATTATCTGCTGCATGTTCAACGGGTTTTTATAGTATAGATTATGCTTTGAAGATAATGAGTGAAAATAATCTTCAATGTACTATAGTTGGAACATCAAGTAATGGTTGTAACTATTTAGATATTACATGGTTTGAAAATTTAGGTGCATTATCTAAAAAAGAAATATCTAGACCATTTGATAAAAATAGAGATGGTTTTATGATTGCTAATGGACATGCATGTTTAATTATAGAAACATTAGAACATGCTGAAAAAAGAAATGCTAAAATTTATGCAGAAATTATTGGTTTAGGTTTTCAAAATGATGGAAATAATTTAACAGCACCAGATAAAGAAATGAAAAGTTCAAGAATTGCTTTAGAAAGATGTTTGAAAAATTTTAATGGACAAATAGATTATATAAATGCACATGCAACATCTACTCCAGTTGGTGATGATATAGAAGCTAGTTTAATGGAAAAATATTTTCCAGGTGTATCAATAAGTAGTAATAAAGGACATATAGGACATTGTATTCATTCATCAAACATTGTTGAATTAATATATACTATTATGGCTATGAAACATTCATTAATCCCACATACGATGAACTTAAACGACCCATTAGACGCTAACCTAGATTTCGTAATGCATAAACCTAAAGAAAAACAGATTAGATATGCTCTCAAAAATTCATTTGGATTCGGTGGTAGGAATGGATTTATATTATTAAAAAATTGCATGTTATAAATATATCATTATAATATAATGATATTAAAATTTTATAAACATGCCGTTTTTAACACCTGGTAAATGGGAACTAAATAAGTTTGTAAATTATCAAAAATCAATACCAAATACTATAATTCCATTATATGATTTGGATGTATATCATCATTTTCAACAACAACATTGGTTATTTAACAGACTTTATATTTGTGAATCATTAGGATATTTATGTGCTCCACATGGAATTGTTCCCCAAACATTTCCTGTTTTTAGTCGTCCTATTTACAATATTGATTGTGATTATTTTGATTGTGATATATGGAAATCTATAGATGATGTAAAATTTAAACCTGGATATTTTTGGTTCTCTCATTTTAATGGAGATTATATTAGAACAGATACACTAATTTTAAATAATGAAATTTTATGGTCAGCAAGTGTAAAAGCAACTTTAAATGAAGATGGTAGATTTATGATGTGGGAAACATTGCCAAACTTGTCTATAAAAAACTTTCCATCAATAATAAACTTTGTTGAGAGAAAGGTATATCGTTCATATTATGGTGCAATGTCATTTAATACAATTAATGGAAATATTATTGATGTTCAATCTAGAATAACTACACAATTTTTAGATTTTTATCCTAATAAAATTTATGATGCGTTGATAAAATTATATAGAGATATGAATGATAAACCGGCTAGATTATTAAAAATAGCATATAAAGGTTATTCTAAAAATTTTTGGTCAAAACATCCTAATCTTTTTCTTGATATTGGAGATATAATGTATAATACTAAAGACAGTATTAATAAAAATTATAAAATGAAATGGTATAGAGTTGGTTATACTAATGAAATTTTAAATATTTCCTAGGATTTATTTACATTTTTTAATATTTGATATATAATTTCAACATTAATTTAAAATTTAGATAAATAAAATGTTTATTCGAAATATTTTTTTATTTTTATTATTTTCATTATTATTAAGTGGATGTGTACTAATAATTAATAATAAAGATACAAAAATAGAAAAAGATTATATTCAACAAGAAAAGAAATATTTTGAACGTTCTTTAGTTATGAAAGGACTGCATAATGAAAAGAGTTTATATTCTTAAAACACGTCCTGAAATTCAATTTGATGTCGAAAATCAAGGTCATAGATTAGCATTTGCCAATTTTTTGAGAAATAGAGCATGGGGTGATTCACCGCGATTTTATTTAGAAGAAGGATATTCTTGTATTCCAGAAATGATTAAAGATAAATTGTTACATTATTATATTAATAAAGAATTTAATTAATTGTTTTATTTTTAAAAAATAATTATGATTACACAACGATATACAATTAAGGCAGAAGATCCAGACGGTATTAAACCAGCACAACTTGTATTTGAAAATGATGATAGTGATATTGTTACAGGTTTCATTAATGATATTAATGGTGATCAGATAGAAATTATTCTTTTTGAGATGACAGATTTAACACATATTAAAGATTTAATTATTTCATATAGTGATGAAATTGTAGATTGGATTCCTCTATTATTAACAGCAATAGAAAAAAATCCCGAAATGAAAGAATTTTGGGAAGAAGTATTAACGTTATATAGTAATCAACAAGTAATTCATTAGAAAGAAATTAATTATTATATTTAATAAAATATAAATACAAAGTTATAATTAATAGTTCTTTAAAATTTTTATAATATATACATATGCCACCATGGCGGAATTGGTAGACGCAACGGAAAGGTAACGACCTAGTCCGCCTTTGATAGAAATATCAAAGTGAACAATGGGTTAATTCGGGAGAGCCTGTTAAAAATGGCGATCGCGAGCCAAGCAAATGATACATCATTTGAAGGTGTAGAGACTACTGGAGAGGTAGAGTCTTATTTAAAATGATTCTGAGTCCTCTTAATAACCAGCTTAGAACGCCCATCACCTTAACAGAAATGAAAGGTGAAGAGATAGTCCGGGCCTAATGGAAACGTTAGGAAAAAACCGCTTAAAATCCGTCGACTAATTAGGTCATCCCGGTTCGACTCCGGGTGGTGGCACCAAATAAATATAAACTAAAGAAATTATATGATGAATAACAAATAAAAATTATTTGGAAATAATAAAAGGAGATAAATAAAATGGCATATGGCCTTGTTATTAAAAAGGAATATTTTAATAGATTTCAAAACCTTCTTAATTCTGAAGGAATTTATGATTGGGATATTTGGAATATTAACGATTATTTAACACATAATGATGATGTTGTTAAAATTGAATTTAATAATGATCAAGAATTTTATAAAGCTTTTGACGTTTGGAAAAAGGTGACATTAAATTAATGGAACATGCATTTAAAACTGGATTAGTAAAAGTTGAAATTAATAATAAAATTATTTTTGCCTATGTTGAAAATTGGTTAGATGATAATTTTATTGAATGTAAAACTTTACTAAATGATAAATTTATAACTAGTTATAAAAATATAGTAAATTGGATATAATAATTATACTATATTTTTTTATAAATAATATCAAATAATTAAAAATTCTTAGCAACTTTATGGATGTCGTTACGACATCCAAATGGAGTAATTAAGTATTATGGGTGTGTAGCTCAGCTGGGAGAGCACCTGCTTTGCACGCAGGGGGTAGCGGGTTCGAGTCCTGTCACATCCACCAAAAATAAAATATGCGGCTATAGCTCAGTTGGTAGAGCACTTGCTTGCCAAGCAAGATGTCGGGAGTTCGAATCTCCTTAGCCGCTCCAACTATATATGCGGGAGTTCTCCTGGGAGAGGACTCAGCCTTCCAAGCTGATGAAGAGGGTTCGAATCCCTTCTCCCGCTCCAAATAAAATGTATTTTCTATATATAATATAAATAAAATTTTAAATATTTAAATAAAAATGATAGAATTAAAGTGTGGACCAATCAATGATGAACGAACTATAACATTAGAGATTCCAAATAATATAAAATCTATTGGAATTTTACACAGTGGTGGTACTGATAGTACAATATTACTTCATCTCTTAACAAAATATTTCCCAAATTATCCATTAACAGTATTTACAATAAACAAAGTTATTGGTGACAATATCATCAATAGCAATAGAGTATTAGATAAAATGGGATTAAATAATTTAAAACATGAAGCTATTGATATTGATAAATCAACACCCCATTATAAAATAGTACCATTAACAATAGAAAAAATTATTAAATCTAATATAGTTGATTTTATTTTTTTAGCTGGTAATTCAATACCATTAGAAAATCTTGATACAAATTTTTCCGGACCTATTAGAATTAAAGGAAACATTTTGCCAAATAAAATATCTAGACCATTTATTGATATTTTTAAATATCATATTATTGATATATATTATAGAGAAAATGTAGAATATTTATTAGAATATACACATTCTTGTACAGAACAAACTGTTGGTTATTGTGATAAATGTTGGTTTTGTTCTGAAAGAAAATGGGCATTTAAAAAATTAAATAAAATACCAATTATGGGGCAATAGGAAATAATTATGGAGTTTGATAAAAATAAAAATATTATTTTAGTTTGTTATCCTAGATCAGGATCAACTGTTACATATCAAATAATTAAACAAAATTTACCAAATTATATAAGTTTATTTGAATTTTTAAATTTAGGCACTGAAGTTATAGAAGATCAAAAAACACATATACCAATATGTATAAATCACCATGATGGTAAAATGTATAAACTTTTAAAAACATATGAAGATAAATATAAAGAATTTTTAAGAAGAGAAAAATTGTTAAATAATTTACCTGGAAGACCTTTTATGTTAAAATTTTTCGGTGATTTTATTATGAGATGCCCAGATTTTGCAAAACGTTTATTAAAAAATGAAAACAACCAATTTATTTTTTTGAATCGTAAAAATATATTTAAATCAGTTGCTTCATATCTTGTTGGATTTAAAACTAAAAAATGGTCGCTATCTTTAGAAGAAAATAATAATAATAAAAATAAAAATTTTATGTTTTTACCAGATGATAGAATTTTAGTTAATGGGTGTTTACAACGAATTGTTATTTTTGATATATTAAAATTACATCTTCAAGATAGAACAATTTTAAATTTAAGTTATGAAGATAATATTGAACAATCAATAAATGATTTTGAAATTTTAGCAAGGGATATGTTCAATCCAAATGAAAATATTAAACACGCATTATTTCAAAAACAAAATTTTGACCATGAATCACTCATAATAAATAGTGATGAACTTAAACAATATATAAATGATTTTTTTGATTCTTTAGATAATGGTGTTCCAGCAAAAAGATTTTTACCGGAATGGTGGAACCCGAATGTTAATTTATCTACGTTTTTATTAGATTAAAAAATTAGGATATTTTTGTTTATTTTTGATAAAATTTAATATATAATTTTAAATAAAAATTCATATAACAAAATATTTAATTTTTAGGATATTTTTGTTTACTTTTATTAAAATTTGATATATAATTAATAAATAATAAAAAGACACATACAGCAAATTTTTTATAATGGAGTGTCCGTTTGGACAATCTCGGCGATCGTAGATTATAACGAGAGGAGTGGAACCGATCCTTCGGTTTTGTGTCTTGTTAAAAGATAGTCCTCAGCTCTGGTGAGCGGGCGAGTCTTATAAACTCGCGAGACCGGCTAGATTGGCTGGAACGGCACGGATCGTAACCGTGGGGGACTACCAAAATTGCGAGGAAGTGAACTAGTGTCACGCGTGGCTCATAACCACGAGAGCCGTGGGCAGAACCGGCGATCGCAACCATTTTCACTTTATAAATATTGAGAGATAATGTTAATTAATCGACAAAACATTAAAGAGGATGAATTAGCTTTAAAAGATGAATTTAATCGTCTTCGCAATATTAGTTTTCTCTTATTATCAAAAGAAAATAGAAATATCTTTTCACAATTACAAAATAGATTTTATAGAGAAAATTTTCTCAATAAATTAATTAAAATTTAAAAATATTTTCATAAAATTTTAATAAGCAGGAGAAAATTAATGTCAGAACCACGTAAAAAAATTACCGGGCCAAACTTTCGTCTTCCAGGTCATTACAAATGTTATTTTGATAATATTATTGACCCACATCGACGTGGTGAAATTAAGCGTCTAATTATTGGTATGGCAGTTGCTGAACAGGAAAGTAAGAAAAAATCTATCAAAATTAAAGACGAAGAAGAATAAACATTTAGGATATTTTAACCTTTTACTTTAAAAACTTCTTTATATATAATATAAAAATATAGACACTAACAGCAACTATTTGAGGATGATAACCTTAAAATGTGTCTAGTTAATTCTTCTCAAAAAAGACATTAACAGCAAAATTTTTTATTTAAACAATATGTCTTGGAGGTCATTATGACAGTCACAATCGCTCAAGCTTTAGAAAATCATTTCAATAAAACTGCATTCACAGAAAATGGTGCAATTTCAAATAAATCTACAAATTCACGAGTTTTAGATTTATTTAGCCAAGCTGGTGCACTTAGAACCGGAAGAGGTGCTGAAAATGCACACGATCTTTTCTTAGATGCTTATAATGAAGATCCATTACTAACAGTCAAAACCTTATTTTATTTCCGCGATGTTCGTGGTGGACAAGGTGAGCGTGAAACATTTAGAGTGTTTTTACGCGATCTAGCTAATATTGCTCCACACACAGTTCGTAGAAATCTTCATCTTATTCCAGAATATGGAAGATGGGATGACTTATATGCGTTAGTTGGTACTAGTGTTGAAAGTGACGCATTAAAATTGATGCGTGAACAATTTATCAAAGATTTAGAAAGTGATAAACCATCTATTTTAGCTAAATGGTTAAAATCAGAAAACACATCATCACCAAAATCGAGAGAACTTGCACGTAAAACTCGTGAAGCTTTTGGAATTTCACCAAAAACATATCGTCGTGGTCTTTCATTACTTCGTAAAAAAATTGATGTGTTAGAACGTACTTTATCATCTAATCAATGGGATAAAGTTGTTTATGAACATGTTCCATCACAAGCAAATCTTAAATATCGTAAAGCATTCATTAGACATGATAATGTTCGTTATATTGAATATTTAAATAAAGTCAATAATGGTGAAACAAAAATTAACGCATCGACTCAATTCCCATATGAAATTGTTCGTAATTGTTCAAATATCATGATTACTGAATCAGAGCGTAAAACTCTTGACACTATGTGGAACAATCAACCTGACTATATTGCTAAGGGCGAGAATAGTATTTGTGTGTGTGACGTTTCAGGTTCAATGTCAGGTTTACCATTGCATGTTTCTATTTCTCTTGGTATTTATACAGCAGAACGAAACACTGGACCATTCCATAATAAGTTTTTAACATTTTCATTGAATCCACAACTTCAGGAAGTTAAGGGTCGTGATATTTATGAAAAATACCAAAATTTATCTCGTGCAAAATGGGATATGAATACCGACATTAAGAAAGTATTTGATACTATTCTTAATGTTGCAATTAAAAACAACATTAAATCTGAAGATATGATTAAAAAGATTTATGTTATTTCAGATATGGAATTTGATGCTTGTGCTTATAATAATAGCGATACATTGTTTAATGTTATCAAAAAAGAATGGGATGAAAAAGGTTATGAAATGCCACTTCTAGTATTTTGGAACGTTGCATCAAGAAACAAACAATTTCCAATGTGTATGGATGATCGTGGATTCTTAAACGTTTCGGGTTGTAGCCCAAGCATTTTCAAAAATTTAATGTCTGGAAAAATATTAGATGCATATGAAATGATGTTAGAAGTTCTTAATAGTGATAGATATAAAGCTATTACTGTTTAAGAAGATCTTATATCAAAATATTGGGGTAACCTGGTTACCCCATTTCTATTTATTTTTAGTTATAAATATTGTATAATTTCACTTTAAAATTATGCCCTTATAGTTAAATTAGCATAATAGCGGATTCGTAACCCGCAGTTACTAGTGCAATTCTAGTTGGGGGCACCATATAGGAGAATTGTTATGACTTGGGTAAAATATAAAGGAATGATGATTTATAATCCTAAACGCCCAGAAATTAAAAAGACACGACGAGAAGAAGAATGGTGGTTAATTTGTGAAGTTGATTATGGTCTAGCAGCATTTTATAGATATTTAGTATTTAAAAGATTTGGTTTAAGACTACAACCAACTGCATGGAAACCACATATTACAATTTTAGATGGTAGAAAAGCCGTTAAACCAGAATTTAGAAAATTTTGGAAAAAATATGATAGACAAAAGATAGATTTTGAATATTCTGTAAATGTTGAGCAACATTGGAAATTTTGGGTATTACCAGTTAGATCTAAAAAATTAGAAGAAATAAGAAAAGAATTAGGATTTATTGGTAACTATCCATTTCACATAACTTTTGGAAGGATGTTATAAATAAAAATAGGATATTTTTTGTTAAAAAAAATAAAAAATATGTTATAATATTTTTAATATAGAAAAGGTATATAAAAGAGGAAAAGTAAATGAACGTTAATGAGTTATTTAATATAAAAAATAACTTCACAAATTTAGGTGAATGGAAAAAAACTGTCATAGAAAAATATAATGGTATAATTAAAATTGACCCATATGATGAAAATGTTTATAATGCAACAAATTCTCGTGGTCATATTATTGGATATTTTAATATATCCGAATCTTATGGAGAAATAGTTAAATGATAGCTAGTATTCTTATTTTTTTACTAATTTCATTTATTGCAGTTTGTGTTTTTCTTTTATGTGATTTAATAAATTATGTAATCAATCGTGATTCTAATATAACATCAATTATATCGTCACTTATTGATGATGATATAAAAAATAACCCACATTGATTAAAAAATAACAATTTTTAACACTAATGGTGCGCAAACATTAGTATTTTATATGTTGACTTTGACATAGTAAAAGTTGTTGTATAGTAAATTGCGTAAATTTGTTTATAATATAAACGAAAGGAGTAATTATATGGTAATTTTGAAAGAAGGTCGTAAGGTAACAATTCCAGCTGGCACACGTGTCACACGTCTTGGTAAAACTACAAAACGTGAACGAGATAGTCGTGTTACCATTCGTTCAGTAGAACAAACAAAAAACGGCAAAACAAAAATCTACTGGAAATCACATGGTTATCTAGCATCAGCTGTACTTTAATTATATTAATATATAATTTAATTATAAAATATATGGGTGTATTCTAAGAATACACCCATTATATTATTTTTGTGAAAGAATTTTAATAAATATTAATATATAAGAAAAATTTATTATTAATTACTAACATTTTACATAATAACATAAAAATATAATTTTAATATATAATTTAGCTATGTATTAATAGGAAGAAAAACAAATGGAAAAGATCATTACATTTTTGTTACTTATTATGATTTCTTCTATATGTTATTCTGCATCTGCTATTGTTGTTCAAGTTGAAGATAAAAAAATAGGAAGAATACATTCTGCCAAATCAGTAAATGATGCAGTTGAAAGTGCTTTAAATGAATGTAAAAAAATAACAAATAAAGAGTGTATATTATTACTTAAAAGTGGTAGACCTGGTTGGGGAGCTATAGCGATTGGAGAAGATGGATTTTGGGTAGTATTGAGTGAAAATAGCAGAGCTGATGCAATAATATCAGTCATGAAAGAATGTGATAATAGATTTGTTGGTTGTAAATTAATAGATGTATTTTTTGATTTTGTTGCCGCAGACAAGTTTCCTGAAATTATTCCACCTCATGATTATGTTAAACCAGAAAATAACACAGAAGAAAAATCAAAAAATTCCCCTAAAAAATTAAAAGATACGGAAATATTAATTTAAATTTTATGAAATTAAAAGAATTATATAAAGAAAATAGAAAGCCTATTATATATCTAGATTTAGATGGTGTTCTTGCTAATTTTAATGAGGCTGTTAAACAATATACTGGTAAATATCCAAGTGAACAAAATGACGATGAAATGTGGGAAATTATTCAAAAAGATCCACATTTTTATTCTAAGTTAAAAGAAATGGAATCTGCTGAATATTTATTTGGTGAAATTCAAGATATTGCTAAAAAATATGGCTATGATATAAAAATTTTAACAGCTATACCACGAAAAAGTACTATGCCGTTTGCTGAAGACGATAAAAGAAAATGGGTAAAAGAACATTTTGGTAATATTGAAGTTGTTTTGGGTCCATATTCACATGATAAATGGAAACATGCAAAATCTGGTGATATTTTAATAGATGATAGAAAATCAAATATAGATGATTGGGTAAAAAAAGGTAATTCAATAGGAATTCTTTATAAAAATCCCAATGACACAATTGAAAAATTATTATCTATTGTAGGAGAAAAATAAAAATGATTAAATTTTTTATAATTATGCTTTATGGATTTATTAAATTTAATGAAGTTCAGCCAAACATTAGTCAATGGAGAAAAATTATAGAATATTTAGATTCGATAATTGAAAAAGAATCAGATTTATTATCAGATTTAATTATTGACAATAATGCATATGATGATTTAATTTTTGTTATTAATTCAGTTGATCAGGTACCAACAGCTGAGCAATGGAGAAATATTAAAAATTTAATAGAAAAAATTATAATTAGTTTTGAAAAATCTAAAAAAGATGATGTATATACGTATACAAATAATGTTTATATTAATACACCAGATTTTTTGGAAAATTATTTTATAGATCAAAACTATTTAGATGATGAATTTAATGAAAGTTCAAATTCTAATAATAACGAAGAAATTAAAATATTAGATAATTTTGTTAGTAAATCATATAAACAAACATCTTTTGATTTTTAAAAATGTCAGACGAAAAAAATAATTTAAATTCTGATTTTTCTGAATTTAAGAATAAATTATTATCATTAATAAATCGTGCATTTGTTGAAAAACATGCACCAGATTTAATTCTTAAAATGATAGAAGATAATAAAGTTTCTATTGATGATATTATAAAATCATATCAGTTTTACAATAAAATTTTCTATACTATAGATATAAATTTTATAGCTAATATAAAATATGGGTGTAAATTATTATGTGATATGTATGATGTTGGTGAATATACAAAATACACAGAATTTTTAGAACATCTAAAAATAAATCATAAAATTTAATATAAATAATTATGAGATATAGTTCATTATGAATATATCTCTCATATTATTAACTTGCTTATTAATAAGGAGGAAAAACTATGGTTCTAAATGTTTTAAAAGATCAATTACCTCAAAAACATACTGATATATTTGGTCCACTCTTTCCAAGAACGATTGGGTTTGATGATGTTTTTTCTATAATGGATAAGTTGTTTGATGATAATTTTCATGTAAATGTTCCTTCATATCCACCATATAACTATATTAAATTGGGTGATAATAAATGGCAATTAGAATTCGCTATTGCCGGATTTAAAAAAGATGAATTGTCTGTTGAGTTGGATAAAAATGTTTTAGTCGTTAGAGGTCAAAAAAATAAAGAACAAAAGGATGAAAATAAACAATATGTTTTTCGTGGATTTAGCCAAAGACAATTTAAAACATTGTTTACTGTTCATGATGGTGTAGATATTGAAGAATGCGAATTTAATGATGGTGTTTTAACTATTACTTTAGTTAAGCCAGAAAAAGAATCACACATTAAAAAAATAGCTATTAAATAAAATTAAAAAATAAATATAGTGTAATTTTTTTAACCCTTAGAATTTAATAAATTCTAAGGGTTATTGTTTTAAATATAATAAATATATTTAAGATTAATATATAGGATTAGTAAAATGAAAAAAATATTTTTTATCATATCATTAGCATTTTTATCTGGTTGTTCACATATATCTATAAATTATGATCCAGTAGAATATGAACATGTTATTACACTTTCTGTTATAGCAGATGATATTTCTAATTCATGTTCTGATAAAAATAATTTATTATACTCTTTAAATAGTTTATATTTGAATTTACGATTTTTAGAAAAATATTCGAAATATCAAAATAATAATGAAGAATTATATAATATAATAATAAAGCTAAAAGATAGCGTTGATAAGTTTAAAAAAGATGTTGAATTGTCTAAATCATTTAATTTAGAATATTGTAAATTACAAGGAGAATTTTTAACAGCTTCTATTGATAGAACAATACAGGCTATTGCAAAAAGGAGATAATTTAAATGACAGATATTTCAAAATTTTTATCATCTGATGATAAGTTTGTTTCAAAAATAACAAAAATGGCTGTATCGGCAAAACAATACTATGATAATGGAAAATTAACAGAGGTTGAATATGAAAATATTTTAAAAAATATTGAAACAATGTATGAAATAGAAAAAGAAGCAAGTAGTATAGAAAGAAAGAAATTATTAGAAGAAGCAATTAATGTTATTAGAACTGTGATGTCATTTATTAAATGAAAGAAAAAGAATTCGCTATAATATTTGATGTAGATTATATGAGTGATGAGTTTCAAGCTGCTTCCATATTTTCTTCGATATATTGTGAATTTAGATTACATCGATATATTTTAGAAAATAGATATTTTATTAAAAAAACAACTAAAGATGTTGTATATTCTGACATTAAAGATATTATTAAAAACCTTTGTCAAATTCATGGTAAAGAAAAAATAGACGTATTTATAAAAAATATTTCAATAATAGATAAAAAAATACTTAAAAATATAAAGAGTGAATTTTTATGATTCTTTTAGATAAAGAAATTACACAATATTATGTCAGACCAACCGTGCAATATATTGCAAAACACATGTTTGAAAAAAAAATATATTTGACAGATTTATATAAAATAGGAAATCTAACATTATCGCGTCTAGATAAATCAAAAAATGAGAAAATTTATTTACTTTGGAACAAAAATGAAAAACGTGACGTAATTAATTTTGAATATTATGGTGGTAAAAATAAACTTCGAATTTTAAAAATTAAAAGGCATTTTAAAGAATTAACAAAAAAAGAAAAACAACAATATGATAAATTAAAAAATATAGAAAAAGAAAAGAAAAATATTCTAAAATGCCCAAGTTTTATTAAAGGTTATGTTATAATAGAAAAAAAGAAACGAAAGTTAGATATATGGCAAGTTGTTATGTCATATATTCATAATGAATATAGAGGTAAAGGATTAGGTTCCAAACTTTATGATGCTATAATAAATCATGATAATCTTATTCTTATATCAGACCATAAACAAACAAAAGATGCTAAAAATTTGTGGACAAATTTTATTAAAAATAAAAAATATAATATTTGTGCAATTGATATTAATAATATTAAAAAGATTTCAGCAGTATATTGGAATGATGATACTGAGAATATAGAATCTTCATTACCAATTTGGCATATACGTATGCCTCGTAACTATAAAAAACAAGATATTAGATTAATAGCAATCAATAAAAATATAGATAGTAAAAATATATTTACAATTTGACAAAAATGATATATAATATTACACAATAGGAACTATATATGAACATTAAAATAAAAGATTGGTCTATTATTATTGCGGCACTTGTTATGTCAAGTGCAATGTTGTTACATGATCCAAATAGACCACAACCATTAGTTGCTTTAGGATATATTACTTTAGCTATAATGGTGATAGGTCATTATTTTAAATTTAAAAATGATGAAATTGAAGCTTCAAAAAAAGATAATAAAGAACAATCAAATGAAAAACAGCCACAAATATTGAATGAAAAGAAGTAACTTCTAAAATTAAATATTGAACATATATATAATTAGGAGTAGTTATATATGAGTACTTTTTCTGTTAAAGTACGTAAAATAGAAATATTGCCACATCCAAATGCTGATGCTTTAGAATTAGCTAAAGTTGATGATTATCATTGTGTGGTAAAAAAAGGTCAATATAAAACTGGTGATCTTGTTGTATATATTCCAGAAGCTGCTATCGTTCCAGAATGGATTTTGAAAAAATATGGATTTTGGAATGAAAAAGAAAATAAAGGAATGCTTGCTGGATCAAAAGGTGATAGAGTTAAAGCAATAAAGCTTAGGGGTGAGTTGTCACTTGGTATTGTTATTCCAGTGAGTGCATTGAATAATTCAGATTTACATGTAGAAGGAGTTGATGTTGCTGAGGAATTGGGCATTGTTAAGTATGAACCGCCAATTCCTGTTCATATGGCAGGAGAAGTATTTAATGCAGGTACGCGTTTGACAGTAAATTATGACATTGAAAATATTAAAGCGTGGCCAGATGTTTTTGAAGATGGTGAAGATGTTGTAGTTACAGAAAAAATTCATGGCTGTGCTGATTATGATACAATAATTGATACATTAGAATTTGGTCCTATTAAAATTGGGCAGGTTTGCGATAAAAAGATATTTTGTCACGTAAAAGCTTTTGATATAACTACTAATGAAGTTGTTTATGAAAAAATTAATGGACATTCTATATTCCCAAATGATAAACAATGGTATGAAATTGAAACTGAAGATGGACAGATTATTAAATTAACAGAAAATCATTTAGTTTGGTTACCTAAATTAAATTGTTATAGAGAAGTTAAATTCTTGACAGAAAATGATGAATTTTTATTATATTCTTAAAATGCGAAAGTTAAAGACATTTGGAATAGAGATAAAATAAAAATTAATTTAGCAGAACAACAAGGATATAATGTTTCAGTACTATGGGAAAATGACATAAGAAAGAATTTTGATAATGTTAAAAATAGAATTATTAATTTTTTATTATAGGAAATAAAATGAAAACGGTTAAAATTAAATCTATCAAAAAAATTGAAAATACTTCAATGCGTTATGATATAGAAGTTAATAATGTTAATAATTTTTTTGCTAATAATATATTAGTCCATAATTCGTTTTGTGGTATTACTTTTGTTCCTGAAAAAGATGGAACTGATGATATGATTGATGGCCGTATCCTTGTATATAGCAAAGGTCTCGGAAGTAAAGGTTTGTGTTTTAAAAATAATGAAAAAAACAAGGATAATATTTATATTAGAACGTTGAGAAGTATGGGAATAATTGATATTGTATTAAACACGTTTAAAAACGTGGAACTTGAAGAACCTATTCATATATTGGGTGAAATATATGGTCCGGGAGTCCAAGATTTGACATATGGAGAAAAAATTTCATTTAGAATTTTTGATATTGCTAGGGGATATAGACAAAATATTAAATTTACTGATTTTGAAACATTAACAGAAATGAAAGATAAATTAAAATTAGAAATGGTTCCAATATTATTTGTTGGCCCATATTCAAAAGATACTGTTATGAAATATACTGTTGGAAAAGAAACAGTATCCGGAAAAGCTAAACATATTCGTGAAGGTGTTGTTGTTAAACCTAAAAATGAAAGAAATCACCCGCAATTAGGAAGAGTTATTCTTAAGAGTGTTAGTGAAGATTATTTAACACGTAAAGGTGGAACTGAATTCAATTAAAATCAGATGTTTAAAAATTAATGAATAAATGTCCATTATGTCATCGTGAGTTGGGTGAAATAAATATTGATCAACACCATTTGATCCCAAAAACATTTAAGGGTAAAGATGCTGAAAAAATCCATAAAATATGTCACCAAAAAATTCATTCAACATTTACAGAACGCGAATTGTTAAATTATTATCATACATGGGAAAGATTAAGAGAACACCCGGAAATAGAAAAATTTATTAAGTGGGTTTCCAAACGTAGTATAGATTTTTTTGATATTTCAAAAGACACAAATGAAAGAAGTAAAAAAAGGAAAAGATAATTTTTATAACACATGGAGAAAAATATATGAATAATATTATAGCATTAAAGCTTGTAAATGGAGAAGAAATCATTGGTCGCATTGATGACAATAATTTACGCTATTTATCATCTATGTTAAACAATATTAAAGATGATGAAAAATATTTTATAAAAATCGAAAAAGTAAGACGTATTGAAATTGGTGGAGATGGTAGTGGTAGAATTGGTTTGACGTTGGTTCCATTTATGTTTACGAATATGGATGGAACAATTTCTATTCAAATTAGCACAATATGTAGTGTAAATACTGATATTTCGAAACAACTTCAAGATGCATTTCTTGAACATACAAGTGGATTATCATTATCAACACATATGTAAATTTAATATTTTATATATATTTGTTATGATGGGATAACTTTTAAAAAGTTATCCCATTATTTTATATAAATATATATTAATAACAACATAATATTAACATGTCAGAAGAAATATGCACATCTTCAAAAATAGTTGAAGATGAAATACTAAAATTATATATAAAAAATCAAGAATTATTAGACATTTCTTGTGATTGGTATTGGGAACAAGATGAAAATCTTGTTTTTACTTATCTATCTGATAAATTTTTTCTTATTACTGGTTTTGATAAAGAGGATTTTTTAGGCAAAAAAATATGTGAAATAGAATCTTTTGGATTTGAAGATATAAATGTGTTAAATGAATATAAAGATAAAATAAATAAAAGATTACCGTTTCACGGATTTATATATTCTTTTAAAGACAAATATAATAGAACATATTGGTTTGAATTAAATGGTGTTCCAATTATAGATGATTTAGGTATTTTTAATGGATACCGTGGAACAGGCAAAAACATAACAAATTATAAACTTTTATCGGAAAAAGTATTTAAACAAGAAAAACAAATTAATTATGCATTGGCAGCACTTAAATATAGTTCTCATGGAATAATGATATGTGATGACGATATTAAAATAACATTTGTAAATCAGATGTTTAGTAATATAACAGGATATTCAATAGATGAAGTTTTAGGTAAAAAACCTAATATATTATCATCAGGAATTCATAATCCAGATTTTTATAAAAATATGTGGAATTCAATTTTAAATACTGGTACGTGGAAAGGTGAAATATGGAATAAGAAAAAGACTGGTGAAATATACCCAGAACATCTTATAATATCAACAGTCAAAGATGATAATAATGAAATAATTGGTTATATTGGTGAATTTTCAGATATAACAGAATTAAAAATAAAAGAAGAAAAAATAAATTTTTTAGCACATCATGATGTTTTGACAGGACTAGGAAATAGGGAATTATTAAATGTAAAAATAAATGATCTATTTGCTGAAGCTAGATCTAATAATAAAAAAATAGCATTATTTTATTTAGATCTAGATAGATTTAAATTAATCAATGATACATATGGTCATTCAACTGGAGATATTTTATTAAAAAATGTAGCTAAAATATTAAAATCAACAGTAAGAGAAAATGATCTTATTATTAGATTAGGTGGTGATGAGTTTGTTATAGTAATACATAATATATGTGATATTAAATATGTAGAGCGTATAGCAATTAAAATTCTAAATAGTTTAGAAAATCCTATAGAATTAAATGGTGGAACTAAAAAAATTAATATATCAGCATCTATAGGAATAAGCGTTTATCCAGATGATTCAACAAATATAAATGAATTATTAGAATGTGCAGATGCAGCAATGTATTATGCTAAAGAATCTGGTAGAAATAATTTTCAATTTTATAAAGAAGAAATAGATGCTAGAGTTGAATATAGAGTTAAGATAGAAAATGGTATTAGACGTGCTCTAGGGTATGATGAACTTCATTTATTTTATCAACCTATTATTTCAATAAGTACTAATAAAATTGTTGGTGTAGAGGCCTTATTAAGATGGGAAGATAGAAGAAATAATGCTATTATAACACCGAATTTATTTATTCATATTGTTGAAGATGCTGGAATGATTCATAAATTAACAAATTTTGTTATAGATAGATGTATAAGAGATATAAAATTAATTCAAGATAAAGTAGATATATCTAATTTATATTTTTCTATGAATTTTTCTGCAAAGGATTTAAATGAAGAAACTGTTACAAAATTAAAAAATAAAATAATAAAAGAAAACATTGACCCAACAAAACTATGTATAGAAATAACAGAATCAATGCTTATCAATAATATTGATTCAGCATCTAATAATATTGAAAAAATTAAAAATAGTGGAATAAAAATAGCTTTAGATGATTTTGGAACAGGTTATTCAAGTTTACACTATCTAGCAAAATTTAAAATAGATATTTTGAAAATAGATAAATCTTTTGTTGATAATATATTAATAAGTGATAAGTCACAAAATATTATAACTATGGTAAAAGATTTAGCTGGTCGTATGAATATTTCTGTTACTGCTGAAGGAGTAGAAACATATGAACAGTTAGATAAACTTAAAGAAATAGGATGTCACAATTATCAGGGTTACCTTGTATCTAGACCTATTCGTTTGGAAGAACTTGTTGAATTCATTAAAGACAATTATAATAAAACCAAACATATTTTATAAATATAAATATAAATATATAAACAATTTTAAAATCAGAAAGGATTAAAATGTTTTCATTATTGAATGAATTAGAAGAAATAAAAGAAATAAGAACATTAACTGAATCTATTAAATTATGTGAAGATATTGGTAAATTCTTACAACCAATTATTGTAAAAATTAATGATGCTGTTGAAAATGATAAAAATCCTTTTAGTGGCCAAAATCCATTAAATAAAGAGGAATTAGCATCAATAATTACGGGATTAAATTCTTTATCTGATAGTGACGAAAGAGCAGCTCATGATGTTTTAGGTGATGATAGTAAATTTTATATTTTTTTAAGCGCATTAGGTGAAAAAGGAAATCCAAATACTGATAAAGCTGAAAAACATCTTAAAAATTTCTTTAAAAATCATGCATCATATAAGACATTATATACTAATAATTTAAAAAAATTAGAACTTCTTGAAAAACCATCAAAAGATGAAAACGTTAAAAAGGAAAAACAAAAAATTGTCGATGAATTAAAGAAAATTTCTTATAATTTGCAAATGCAGATGAATAAGCTTAAAACAACATTAGCAGCAAAAAAAGCAGAAACTGCACAAAAAACTGCTTAATTTATATTTAAAATAACTGTTTACAAATTATAGAATTTATGTTATAATATTCATAATTATGGATTATTGAGTTGTTACAGATATGTTATGAATACAGATAAAAAACAAATCATCAATGACAATTTAGATATTCATCCAACATTGGATGATTTTGAAGAACTTGAACGACTTGGTAATTCTCCATTAGAATTATTTTGGTTAAATATTAAAACTGATTGGTATTTTTTCACACAAACAGGAATTGCGGCAAAAATCAAGATGATGTTTAACCAATTTTTATATTTAATTGGTTTAAAAAAGGAATGGGTTACTGAAAAAGATTATCCAGAAATTAAGTGGGATATTACCAAATAATACGTGATAAAATTTTGCTAATGCAATCTTCTTCATTAAAATAAACTGTTAAATCTGCATCTGACCAATTACTAACTGGTGTAATCCAATCATTTCTTTTTTCATTTTCTATTTTTTTCTGATTATTATTATTTATGACTAAAATTTTAAAATCGTTTTTTGTTAACAGTTCGTCTCGTATATCTTTAAAAGGTGCTTGAAGTGCAACAATTGGTGTAATTCCTAAATTTTCATATAATCGACCGAGTTGAAGACACAACCTCATATTTTTTCGTCTTCCATCATCATCATATCCAAAATTATAAATTGATGACCTAATAACATCCGAATCAATTACACAGGAATATTGAATATGTTTCACTAATTCATTTGCTAAAGTGGTTTTACCAGAACCGCATTCACCCATTAATAAAATCATTTTTATATCTTTTTAATAATTGCATATCCTGAACATGCAATTGAAAACGTTAATGTAATAGTATTATTATCAGTAAAACTGAAATCATTAGGTATAATTGGCTTATACACATTTTCACCTATATCTACATAGATATTAAATAAAATATCTATAGTATTGAGGTTATGCTCTATTGTCCATGTTGTACTTGCCGAAGATTGAATGTGTTTATATGATGTTCCTGCACCAGTTGTAGATAATTCAACCCATGTTGTTCCATTATGGACATAAAGTTTATTTTCATCTGTTCTATAAAATAATTCTGCAGCATTTGGATTAGATGGAAATGATGTTCCATTTGCAACTGTTAAATTTAAAATACTTGAACCTTCTGCTATTTCACCGCCATAAATTTTCATTTTAAGATTTTTCCTATATAATTATGAAAAATATATTATTGTTTATTTATTTATTTTTCATTAAAAATATGATATAATATAGTATATTCAAATAAAACTATTTAGGATAAGTAATAAATATATAAATTAATATTTAGAAAATAGGAAAAAATAAATGAGCACACCATTAATTTTATCTTTGGATTCTAATGGAACCCCAAATAAATGGGTTACATGGCAAGATGCTGTAACATATGAAGCAAAGAATCTTGTTGCCTGGAAAATGGGTGAAATTACATTTACTTTTTATGGTGGTAAAAGTAGAATTACTGGCAAAATATCTACTATTACAACATCAAGCATTATTGCTGTGAAAGGTACACGTGCTAAATCTGAAAAATGGTTATCTAAAACACCTGTTCTTTCAAATAAAACATTATTTAGACGTGACCAAAACATTTGTGCATACTGTGGAAATATGTTTCCGACAGAAAAATTAACACGCGATCATATTATTCCAAAATCATTAGGTGGTAAAGATATTTGGACTAACGTTGTTACCGCATGTAAACCATGCAATCACAGAAAAGGGTCAAAAACTCTTGAACAAACAAATTTGGAATTATTATATGTTCCATACGTTCCAAATAGAGCAGAACATTTGATTCTAGCAAATAGAAAAATATTAGCAGATCAAATGGAATTTTTAAAACAATTTTTACCAAAACATTCAAGGATGTTAGCGAATAAATGAGAGGTATTTAGATCTGAGGTTTTAATTAAATCTCAGACCATTTTCATTTAAAAATGACGAACATATTTTTTACTTCAGATACACATTTCTCACATTTTAATATTATTAAATATTGTAATAGACCATTTACATCTACACAAGAAATGGATCAAATTCTTATTGATAATTGGAATTCTATTGTTACAAAACGAGATACTATTTATCATTTAGGTGACGTTGGATTTACTCAAGAAGATAAATTGTATAACATTCTTAAAAAATTAAATGGAAAAATTCATTTAATTTTAGGCAATCATGATAAAATTATTCGTAAATCAAATCTTCTAAAAAGTCGATTTGAAAGTATAAGTGATATAAAAAATGTTTATGTCAATATTAAAAAATCTAATGATATTCAACAAATTGTTTTATGTCATTACGCTATGAGAGTTTGGGATAAGTCACATTTTGGTTCATATCATTTATATGGTCATAGTCATGGAACATTACAAGACGATCAAAATTCATTATCATTAGATGTAGGTGTAGATAATTGGAATTATTATCCGGTATCATTTGAACAAATACATGAAAAAATGAACACAAAGAATTTTAAACCTTTACAAAATGTTCAGAATAAATAAAATATTATATCAAAAATATAATTATAAAAATTAATATATATATGTTTAATGTGGAAAAATGATTTATGAAATATAGAGATGATAATTTTGAAGAAAGTGTTAAACATTTATATATAAAAATAATAGGAATATTTTTAACATTTATTAATTTAATTATTGGAACATTTATAATAATTGTTGAACATTATGCACATGCTGAAAATATAAAACAATTAAAACAACAACAAGCTTTGTATATCTATTATATTAAGGATGAAAATGAAAAAGGTTTATTAGAAACGTTTAAACGTAATATAAATATAATAAACTATTTGAATTAGAATTTAAAGAAAATAAAATTAATGCAAATAATGCATTAATAAAATGATACAGAATAGAATCTAAAGAAATAAATGAAAAAATTATCCAAAATTGATCGTCTAAATAAATTTAAAGCATTACAAATACAATAATTTTTATATCGAAATGCATTTTCTTATAATATATACGAGATAATATTCTTTCTATAAAAGGAGTTACTATGTCTATGTTTTTAGGATTAATTTTAGATATTTTATTTTTAATAGTTTGGCTTTTATTAGCACTTGATTTTTCATCGTCAGGATACGGGATAGTTTATTCTATTGTTGTATCTTTTATAATCTCATTTTCTTCATTTTTCTTCCTTGGTATTTTTTTAGCAATATTATTTAATCGTTTAAAAATAAATATCATAAAAAATAATGAACACATAAAACACGAACATCAAGTTAATGATAAATTACTTATTTTTGTGTTTGATGATAAAGATATCAGTTCCAAATCTGAAGAAATAGCATGTATATTCAAGAATACAAAATTTCCAAAATGGATTAAAATTAAAGATTTAAAATTATTTTTTAAAGATGTTATTCATACTAATGAAAATGGAATTTATAATATAAATGAATTACCAAAACAAAGTCCTATTATTATATTAAATCCAGGAGCAATATATGAACCTGAAGATGTTCAACAAAATTAAACCAAAAAATACGCAATTTAATTCCATTATTGATGGAATTATTATTGATGGTGATATCACCGCTGAAGCTGGTAAAAGTGTTTTTATTAACAGTCAAGTATTTGGATCAATACGATGTGAAAAAGGAAATAATTCTACAATATATATAGGCAAAGATGGAATAATATCCAAAAAAACAAATGATTTACAAGAAAGTGTAGATACTAATATATACGAAAATAATGTAACAGAAGTATCTGCTGATCATATTATTGTTGAAGGTAAAATAGAAGCCATGAAAGTTCATGCATATCAATCATTATTAATAAAAAATAGTGGTGAAATATTAGCACATACTATTAATTATAAAACACTTACTGTTGAAACAAATGGAAAAATAATAGGATATTTATATAATGATAGAGAATAACGTAGCAATAATTGCCGCTGTTTCTGACAATGGTGTTATCGGTAAAAATAATAAAATTCCCTGGCACCAAAAGACAGATATACGAAATTTTAAATACATGACAACTGGCAATATTGTTGTTATGGGATCAAAAACATTTGAATCACTTAATGAAAAACCATTATCAAATAGAATTAATTTTGTATTAACATCTAATATAATCAAATACAATAAACAATATAATGAATCAATATTATTTTTGAAATCATATGATGATGCATTATTTTATGGGTTCGATATTATAAAAAATAAACCAAACATTAAAATTTTTATAATTGGCGGTCAAAAGGTTTATGAACAAGCTATTAACCATTCATTTACTAATGAAATGTTTATAACAAAAGTTCATTGTAATATTGAGGGTGATTCATATTTTCCAAAAATTGATGAATCATGGACTTTAATGTCAGTTACTAATTTTCCACAAGATGAAAATAATGAATATTCATATAGTTTTTTATATTATAAAAGATAAACAATTAAATAAATAGAATTAATATAATCGTGAAAGGAATAATATGAGTTTGTTTGATTCATTAACAAAAATATCAAAACAACGATTTGATAATATGTTTTCTAATAATATATTATCATTAGAAGAATATTTAAATTTATGTAAATCAGATCCATCTGTATATTCATCTCCAGCAGAACGTTTATTAAAAGCAATAGGCGAACCAAAAATAATAGATACATCTGAAGATCCAAGATTAGGAAGAATTTTTTTAAATCGTAAAATCCGTATTTATCCTGCATTTTCAGACTTTTATGGAATGGAAGAAACCATAGAAAATTTAGTATCGTTCTTAAAACATTATGCTCAAGGATTGGAAGAAAGTAAACAAATTCTTTATTTCTTAGGACCTGTTGGTGGAGGTAAATCATCACTTGTTGATAGAATTGAAGAATTAATGGAAACACAACCAGTATATGTTTTACGTGCAGAAGATGAACTATCGCCTGTGTTTGATGATCCTTTAAGTTTATTTAATAATCAAGAAGCTAAAAAATTTCTAGAAAATGAATATAATATTCCATCTAGAGTAATTATTACTCGTCCATCTCCATGGGTAAATGAAAAGTTAAAAGAATTCGGTGGTGATATATCAAAATTCACAGTAGAAAAAATTTATCCAAGCAAAGATCATCAAATTTGTATTTCTAAAATTGAACCAGGAGATCCAAATAATCAAGATATTTCAGCATTAGTTGGAAAAATTGATATTAGAAAATTAGAAGATTATCCATCTAATCATCCATACGCATATAGTTATTCTGGTGGTTTATGTCGTGGTAATCGTGGAGTTGTCAATTTTGCTGAAATGTTTAAAGCTGATATTAAAACGTTGAATCCACTTTTAGAAGCAACTCAATCTCATTCTTATAATGGAACAGAGGCAATTTCTGGACTTCCTTTCCAAGGTATCATTTTTGCGCATTCAAATGAATCAGAATGGCAAAAATTTAGAAATGATAAAACAAATGAAGCATTTTTAGATAGAGTCTTTATAATTAAAGTACCATATTGTTTACGTGTTACTGAAGAAGTAAAAATTTATGAAAAATTACTTCATAATTCTGCATTAGAAAAAGCACCATGTGCACCAGATACATTACAAATTTTAGCAAGATTTTCTGTTCTTACTAGACTTGTTGAACCAGAAAATTCTTCTATTTGGTCAAAAATGAGAGTTTATGATGGTGAAAATATTAAGGACACTGATCCAAAAGCAAAACCTTTACAAGAATACAAAGATGATGCAAAAGAAAAAGTAGGTGTAAATGAAGGTATGACTGGTATGTCAACAAGATTTGCTTTTAAGGTTTTATCTAAAACATTTGATATGGATCCAGAAGAAACTGCAGCAAACCCTGTTCATTTATTTTATGTGTTAGAAAATTCTATTGAACAAGAACATTTGCCAAAAGATATACAAAATACTTATATAGATTTTATAAAAAGTTTATTGATACCAAAATATGTAGAATATTTAGAAAAAGAATTACGTGTTGCATTTTTAGAATCATATTCTGATTATGGTCAAAACATATTTGAAAAATATGTTATGTATGCAGATGCATGGATATCAGATACTGATTTTAGACACCCAGAAACACATGAAATGTATGATCGCAAAGCATTAGACGATGAATTAAACAAAATTGAAAAACCGGCACAAATTTCAAATCCAAAAGATTTTAGACATGAAATTGTCAATTTTGTGTTAAGACATAAAGCAAATAATAAAGGTGAATTCCCAAGATGGAATAGTTTTGAAAAAATAAAAACTGTAATTGAGCAAAAGATGTTTTCGGCAACTGAAGATATTATGCCAGTTATTAGTTTTGGTCCAAAAAGTTCATCTGAAGACCAAAAGAAACATGATGATTTTGTTAAACGTATGATGACACGTGGATATACAAAAAGACAAATAAAATTACTTGTTGAATGGTATCAACGTATTAAAAAGAGTACTTCATAGGAAATAAATGTCAACATTTACAATTATTGATAGACGAAATGTTGCTAAAAAAAGATCTTCTGGAAATAAACAGAGATTTTTAAGAAGAATTAAGTCATTTATTAATAAAAAAACAATTGATATAATTGGCAAAAAAGTTGGTGATTTAGATAGTAATAATAATGTAATTATATCTCAAAATACGATAGAAGAACCAAGATTTATATATGATAAATCAATTTTTCATGGACCTGTTATATTAAGTGGTAATTATAAATATATCCGTGGCGATGAATTTGATATTTTAAAAGATAGAAAAGAAAATGGAATAGGTAATGGTCCTTCTGCTGGACAGGGTAATAGTGAAGATGATTTTATTGTTAATGTTTCACGTGATGAATTTTTAAATTATTTTTTTGAAGATTTAGAGTTACCAAATATAGAAGATAAACAACAAACACAGATAGTTGAAATAATTCCAACACATGCTGGATTTACTAATGTTGGTCCACCTAATAGGTTATCTATTATTAGATCAATAACACAATCTAAATTAAGAAGAATTGCATTGAAAAGTAAATGGAAAAAATTGCTTAAAAAAGCACAAGATGAAATTGATGATATAAAAACTAAAGATAATTTAGATGAAAATGATCTCAAAAAAATATCAGAATTAGAAAAGAAAATCACGGGATATACGAAGAAGATTAAATCTATCCCTTTCTTAGATACAATAGATCTTCGTTTTCGTGTTAATGATTATAAACCAAAGAAAAAATCAAAGGCTGTAATATTTTTTATCATGGACAATTCCGGTTCTATGGGTGAAAGAGAAAAAACAATTTCTAGAAAATTCTTTACTCTATTTTATGTATTTGTGCATAGAAAATATGAAAACCCAGACATTGTTTATATATGTCATACTGATACTGCACATGAAGTTGATGAACATACATTTTTTACAACACGTGAAAGTGGAGGAACTATCGTATCATCTGCACTTAAATTAGTAGATGATATTATATCAAAACGATATAACCCAGCAGAAACAAATATTTATATTTGTCAAACATCTGACGGAGACAATATACATGAAGATAATGCTGAATGTATCCATATAATCAAAAATAAATTATTACCAAAAATACAACATTTTTCATATCTAGAAATTAGAAATAATAGATACATTTCTATAATAGCAGGAAATCATCCTCTTTGGGATGCATATAAAAATTTATTACATACAACAAAAAATTTTAATGCAGAATATATTGATGATGAATCTCAAATTTATGAAGTATTTAGAAAATTCTTTAAAAAAAAAATAAATAATTAAATATATATAATTAAATTACATACAATTTTATAAAAATGCCAAAAAAATTATTATTTAAATCTGGTGAAGATTGGAATATTTCATTAATCAAAAAAATTTATGATGAATGCGAAAAAATAGCAACAAAAGAAATGGAGTTGACATATTACCCAAATCAACTAGAAATTGTTTCTGCTGAAATGATGCTAGATGCATATTCATCTATAGGTTTGCCCGTCAATTATAATCATTGGTCATTTGGTAAAGATTTTGTTAAAAACTGGAATCAATATAAAAAGGGAAATATGGGGCTTGCATATGAGATGGTTATAAATTCTAACCCATGTATTAATTATTTAATGGAAGAAAATGATGCAACTATGCAAATGTTGGTTATAGCTCATGCAGCATTTGGACATAATTTTGTTTTTAAAAATAATTATATGTTTAAAACTTTTACTAATGCTGAATATATTATAGATTATATGGAATTTGCTAAAAAATATATAGCATCATGTGAAGAAAAATATGGAATTTCTGAAGTTGAAAAATTATTAGATGCATGTCATTCATTACGTGATCATGGTGTTGATGCATACGTGAGACGTTCTAAAAAGAGATTAAATGAAGAAGAACGTCTAATGCAAGAAAAAATAAAATATGATAAAGAAATTCAATATTATGACGATGTAATAAATAAAACTATTCATGGTATTGAAAAAAATGATTCAAAAACTTCAAAAATTGATCCTAAAGAAATTGAACCACAAGAAAATATTCTATATTATATAGAAAAAAATGCACCAAATTTAAAACCATGGGAACGAGAAATAATTCGTATTGTTAGAAAAATATCACAATATTTTTACCCTCAAGGCAGCACAAAAACTTTAAATGAAGGATTTGCTTCATTTACACATTATTATATTGTCAATAGACTTTATGAAAAAGGTTTAATCGATGATGGTACAATGCAAAGTTTTTTAATTTCACACACTAATGTTATATATCAACCAGAATATTGGAAACCTTGGTATTCTGGATTAAATCCATATGCATTAGGTTTTGCTATATTTAGAGATTTAAAAAGAATATGTGAATCACCAACAGAAGAAGATAAAAAATGGTTCCCAAATATAATAGGACAAAGATGGCAAGATGTTGTTAAAGATGCAGCATCTAATTATAAAGATGATTCATTTATTCAACAGTGGTTATCACCAAAAGTTATAAGAGATTTTAAATTATTTGAAATTGAATATGATGAAAAAGGCGATGCATTTTTTGTAGAAGAAATTCATGATGAAATTGGTTATGAAAGAATAAGAAATCATTTATCTGAGTCATATAATAGAATTAATTATGTACCAAACATTCAAATTGTTGGTCATGATAAAATCGGTGATAGAACATTATATTTAAAATATTTTCCATTTAGAGGCAGACCACTTAATGAAGATTATACAGGAAAAACATTAAATTATCTTAAACAATTATGGGGATATGAGGTTAAATTAGATCGTGGATAAAAAATTTTATTGTCATTATGATGAAATAACATTTGAAATATTACAGATTGGGCCCAATAAAATATGTGATTTAAACCGTGAAAACATTAAAAGTTTCGAAATACCTTTTGACCCTATAGCTAAAAGTATACTTTTAGGTGAAACGTCTATTAATGAATGGAAAATAATAATTGATGATAATAATAGGTTAATATTGTCAAATAAAAAAGATGCACATATAATTAGAATAAATACATTAGATCTTATAGAAATAAAAAATATTGGTAAAACTAATAAATTAATAACACTTTTTATAACAAAGAAAAAAGATCCAACAATATTATTTGATATAATAAAAACTAAAAAATGGGCAATAACTGAAGAATTTTCAGTTTATACAAATAAACAATATTTAATCAATTAAAATACAGTCCACGGTACATTCTGAGTAACTGTTGGTGTCACAATTCCACTTAATGGAGATGTAGCTTTTAAGAATCCAAATGTTGCTGTTGTACCAACATTAACAATGTCAGATGGACCTGTATGTTGATCTTGTAAATTTATTTGTACCAAAACTCTATAACCTTTTCCTCCATTTGGTCCAGGTGAATCAAGACCATATGTATATATATAGACATCATTTGAAGAATATGCTCCTGTTCCTATATTAGTTCCATTAAAAACCATCACATATGTATTTAATATTTGTTGATAATAACCAGAATTTTGTGGTATACCAATTGTTCCACTTCTTGTTGTTGTATTTGCTTTTATTGCTACTGTTCCTATATTTGAAAATACTGTACCCCAATTTATAGATTGAGAATTAGATTGTGTTGTTTGACTTAGTGTAACACGTATTTCACCACCAGAATTAAAAAAATATCTAGCTTGATCTTCTGTTACAAAATTATAAATTGCACTACAATATATATTTGTTGACCATGTTGTTGAACGCGTAATTGTTAATGCATTTGCTGTTAATGTCATCGATGCACCATTATTTGTATTGAATCTATTAGCATCAATATTAGCTAACATGTCTTGATAATCATATGCATTTAAAGATGGTGCATCTTGTTCATGTGCTACTAAAGAATTACCTGTTGATGGTGCTGGTGGTAAAAGTGTTGTAGCTGTTCCTTGATGTAACGCACATATATTAATCATACTTCTTAAATTTGCCCAATCACTTGCTAATACTTTAGTTCCAGATGATTTGGCTGATATTGATATACCAGTTTGTCCATATCCCCTATCTCCATAACCAACACCAAATAAAGCAGAAGCTTTATTTGTTGCTGCTGCAGATGATGCAAATGCTACAGTTGGATCTTGACCACCTGTAAAATTATCATAATCTGATGGTAATACTTTTGAACCTCTTGCGTAAGTCATATTATTATCTCCTTATATACAATTACGCATAAACAGCGGTTAAAGTATACCATTGTGTACTTGATGTTGCCACAAATTGTAATTTTGCTCCTGCTCCTAATGGAAATGCAGCATTAGTAGATAATGAATCAATTACTCCACCAGTGTCAGGATATACTTTTAATGTTGCTGATGCATGTGCATTTATTATAGTTATGACCATTCCAGCAACAGCAGTTGGTAGTTTAACACCATCAGCTGATCCACCAGTTATAGAAGTCACAACATTAACCTGCGTTGTTAATGCTGTAGCAGTACCTTGTGTTGAACCAGCAGCTGATATACCTGTTGTAACAGATACTCTAGTAATACCTGTAAATGTTGGATTATTAAGTGGGTTAACCCATGTTCCATCTCCTCTCCAATACGTTGAAGAAGATGCATTTGTTCCAGAATTTAAATTTACAACTGGTAAATTACCAGTTACTTCACTTGCTAAATTAACTGATGAACCAACTGACCAAGTATTTGTTCCAGTTCTGCGTGCAATACCAGTTCCAGTTAATCCAGCTATTGCTGTTAAGTCATCATCAAGTGGTTGTGCATCAGTTATTCCATAACCAGCTAATGTTGTTGGATTAGAACCTGCTGTTACACGACCATACACATCTACTGTTACAGATTTATATGTACCAGATGAAACACCTGTTTTTGTTAATGATAATTGTGCATTAGTACTTGTTGATGGATTAGTACCATCTGTTGTTAACATTAATCCTGAACTAGGATATAAATCTAGACCAACTTCGTCTGTTGGAAGTTCTTTAATACCAGCACCTAAGTTAATATTAAGCACATTACCATCATATTCTAAACCAACACCAGCACTAATTGAACCTGGACCAGCAATTTCTGTCCAATCATGATTTGTTAATGTATATAAGTATGTATGTCCAAATTCATAACAACTTGGATTATGTACTAAAACAGTTGTTCCATTTGTGACAGTACCACGAATTTCAGTAAAATCTGTTAATGCTGACCATAAATTATTTGGTGAACCATTACTAATTAATATTGTATCAGTTGAATTTGCACCAGTAATATGAATATGTCCGTCAACAATAGATGCTGTTGCGCCAGTTAAATCAGCATTAATTTCAGATATCAAATTAGTAAATGTTTGTGCTGCTGAACCAGTCACAGTAATTGAATATGATGTAGTATTTACTTTAATTGTTGCATTATAAACTGTTCCATTATTTGCTAAACCAGTTGCTGAAGATCCAGTTTTGGTTGTACTAAACAATACTCCCTGAACGTTTGTATTATAAGGTTTAATCCAACTTGAAGCTAAATTAGCAGCACCACCAACATATTCAACTAAATCTTTAGCTCTCATGTCTGCAGCATATGCACCTGAACCCATTGGGCCACGTTCAACAGCAACTAAAAATCTATCACCCGCTGTTA